CTGAAAGACTTCCAACTTTGGATGCTGATATTTACGTTGTGAATGTCAAGGGAGAAAAATTCTGTATTGCTGTCGGCCTTCAAAATGGTCAACCTTATGAAATATTTGGTGGACATCTTAATGGTCCTGGATTGAAATCAAATTTCAAAAAAGGTAAAATCTCCAAAGTAAAGCATCGTCAGTATGCTTTGGAAATTGATGACATTTTGATTGAGGATTTTAGCAAACAATTTACTCCTACTGAACAAATCATGTTCAGACTTGCATCCACAAGTTTGCGTCATGGTGTGCCCATTCAATTCATAGTGGACCAATTACAAAAAGCCACCGAAGATATCACTTCGATGGGCGCCGCCGCTGCAAGGGTATTAAAGAAATATATTCAAAATGGTGAAGTGGCAAGGGGCCAAGTCTGCCCAAGTTGTGGTAATGGATTGGTTTATCTTGAGGGTTGTGTATCATGTACAACATGTGGATGGTCCAAATGCAGTTAATTTTGATTTTTCATTACACTTTTTATATTTATTAATGGTGAAAACACTTTTTATTATGCTAGCAAAAAACTTCAGAAATGAAATAAGTTGGGATGGCATACTTGCCATTGTTGCAATTCTTGGAATCATTACTGCTTCCATTTTTTATTGTGCTGAAACAAATTTTACTGCAAGGTCTGCGGTAGAAAAAACACAAGCCTTGGAAATTCGACAGGATGAAACCGACCAGCATTTAGCCAAGATTGACAATGCAATAACAATGATTGCAACTGTTTTACAAGAGCGAACAGGTAAATTGCCTCCTTCAACAATGATTGACCCACCATCAAAAAAAGCAAATTCAACTGAAGCGATTGACCCTCCATAACAGCAATAATAATCGTTTGACACCGTTAGCCTATTAGGTTATAATTACTCCGTATGTCGGAAGAAAAATATTTCGATGCCGGTAAAGTCGTCGTTAGAAAAATAGATAAAGCTGTGGCCGAGGAAATAATTGTAAAATATCATTACTCTCACAAGTGGTCTTTGTGCCAAGTTGCTTATGGTATTTTTTATATTACGGGAGAACAATGCCAATTTATTGATGCACAAGAAGAAAAGCTTATTGGATGTGTTGTGTTTGGGCAACCGGTTGGTCGTTCTGCGGCTGAATCCATTTCAAAACTGATTAGTATTGATGAAGTATTTGAACTAACCCGCTTATTCATTCATGATGGTTATGGTAAAAATATTGAAAGTTACTCCATAGCAAGGTCTTTGGAACTTGTTGCAAAAAATTTTCCACATATAAAAGCAGTTATTTCTTATGCGGATGGTGAGCAAGGTCATAAGGGAACGATTTATCAAGCGTGCAATTTTTATTACCAAGGCAATTCTTCTTTGGCCTTGATGCCTAATTATTCCGTGTCGTTGGTTGGGCCACCCTACAAATGGATACATTCGAGAACCATATCATCAACCTATGGGTCGCACAATGTGGAATATTTAAAGAAAAAAATTGGTCATACTTTTTGGAGAAAAAAAGAATCTTCAAAACACAGATATGTGTATTTATTGGGAAGTAAAACGGAAAAAAAGAAAATTTTAAAAAACCTGAAACATCCGTTTAACTCCGCATATCCAAAAGACACCAATCATACCGATGAAATAGAAGAAATTGTAGTGGATGCTTCTACAGAAAATCAATTCTTTGGGTGAAATATTCATATTTATAAGAGATATGGTGACACCTTTTATTACAGATATGGGAGAAAGACCCAAAATGAGGAACACCGCAACAGGTGAAATGATGGAATTGGACCAATATGGTTATTGGTGTGATATGGGCAAGGGCAAACCGGAAGTAAAAGAAACAAGTAATGATTTGGAATATCTTAAAACAAAGTATAAGGTTCCTGATGACCGTGTATTTGGTATGAAACAACTTAAAGAAGCACATGGACCACGCGACAAACAGGTGTTGGTTGACATAGAATCTGCGGCGCAGAAAGAGTATAGTGTTTATAGAGTAGTATATGAGTTTGATACCCAATATGATTTGCCGGAATTTGTCGAATGGTTTAAAAAAGACAAATCTTTATTATACCCTAGAGCCGTTCAATTTGTAAGTGAAGATACAGGCGAAACTATCAAGGGACCAAAATATGATACTACCACACAAGAACCCAACCGATGGGACATTACGCAACTTTTGAAAAAAAAAGGCATCAAACAAAAACCACCGACAGAGCCTATGCAATATGAACCAAGAGACAGATTTGATGAATGGGGAAACAAGCCAAAATATAGAAACCAAATTGTGGTTAGTAAAAAACTGTTGGGAGGATATTCAATTATTGCTTATGGTGCAGATGGAAAAATAGCAGGTAATGGAGTAGCAAATTTTACAGTAGATACACCTAAAAAAGCTGTATTAACTACTAAACATTTACATGACAGGTATAGATGGCCTATTGTAAATTTAACCACGGAAAAAATTACAAAGATATCATCATGTAAGATGTGTGTCAGTGAATTTAGTAATGACGAAGAACTATTGACCCATTTACATAAAGTGCATCAAGTGCCCGATAATGAAATATTAAATAATGGTTCTTGGGTAGATGTAACTGAACTCATAAGTAACCATCCCTATCTTCGTCAATATTTGTCAAATAAAATAAAGCCTATGAATGAAATTATCAAATTCAGAAACATGATCAGAGAATGTATCTCTGAAATCAAGAAAGAAAACGACCCAAGGATGCGTCTCAAAGAATCTTTGCGTAATGTGGTCAAGGATGTTCTAAATGAAATGAGCACACTTACGAGTAGTGGTAAACCTGACCAAACCAAGGATGAAAAAGAAATTTCGGACAAGCAATATTTCAAAGACCCAAATCCAAGACTCAGTAAAACCAACGTCAAACAGCAAACGGAGCTTGACACACTTGTTAAAGGTATTGACCCTTCGTGGGAAGCTTATTGGGATGACCATCAACAGTTGATAGTTAGAGCACAAAATCTTTTGTATGTTCGAATTACTCAAAGATTTGAAAATAATTATGACGTTGATGCGATGGTTAAATTGGTTGATAGAGTTCGAGCCATTGCCCTTACATGGGATCAAGTTAAAGATTTCATCAAAGCTAATTTCAGTGATTTGAAAAACAAAACCATTCCTGACAAACAAAGGGAAAAAGCACTTAGTAATTATGACGACAAGGAAGTAATTAAAAAGGATGCTGGCCCGGAGAAAGCCAAGGTGGGTGTCAGGTATCAAGACCCAAAACACGGTTCGGTAAAAGATACCAAGCAGGATGATAAAAACTATAATGAACCTCAAACCAAGAGGGATGAGGATATGCCTGACCAACCAATGAAGCAGGTGACGGAACCCGGCAAAGACCCGGAATCCAAAAACAAAAATATTACAAAAACGCCTCAAGTCAAACCGCCTAAGCACAAGAATGATAAAAAGTTGAGGGTGCCGGAAAAGAAAACTTCCAAGTTTGTCCTTAAGAAGAGGCCCTAATAAATCATTCAGTTGTAACAATATTAGAAACCGTGCTTTTTGCACGGTTTTTATTTGCGCTTGACTTTTTATATGGTTATGATAAACTTATATGTGAATGGAAAATATATTCTCTATGACCAACGAAGAGGTAACAAAACAATTGTCGGAGTGTACAATGTTGAAACCCAACGACTTAATCATTGATGACCTTCAATGGAAGTATTTGGTTTGGGCGGTGGTAAGAGGAAAAAACATTCTTTTTATTGGGCCAACACGGTCAGGCAAAACCAAGGCTGCAAAATCGGTTGCAAAAATTTATGCGGATTCAAGGCAATTTTTCTATTTCAATCTTGGTTCAACTCAGGACGCAAGAGCCACCCTCATAGGCAACACGACGTTTAAAAAGGATGAAGGAACGATTTTTCATTCGTCTGAATTTGTTAAAGCAATCAGTACTCCCAATGCAATCATTCTTTTGGACGAACTCTCAAGAGGACATCATGACGCATGGAATATTTTGATGCCTGTATTGGATAGCACCCAAAAATACATTCGATTGGATGAAACCGAAAATTCAGCAATAGTTCCTGTTGCTGAAGGCGTTTCGTTTATTGCAACGGCAAACATAGGCAATGAATATACGGCTACAAGAGTAATGGATAAAGCTTTGACTTCACGTTTTCCCGTCATTGTTGAAATGAAGGTGCTTAGTGCAAAGCAGGAAGAACGTTTGTTGGGTATTCTTTTTCCTGATGCCACGGAGAAACAAAAAGAACATTTTCATTTACTTGTAAAAATATCGGAGGAAACAAAATTGGCATGTAAAAACGACAATCCAAAAATCAATACCTTCATCACCACCGATTCAGTGATTGAAATGGCACGTTTGGTATTGGATGGGTTTTCATTGAATGAAATTGCTGAAATGACGATTTATCCTCTTTACAGTGAAGATGGTGGGCAAGATTGTGAACGTTTGTTTGTAAAACAACTTGCCCAAAAATACATTGATGTCAGCGCTGCAAAAACCGCTACACCAATCAATGACCCCAAACGTGCAGGTAAGGTAAGAATTCCATTCAAATAAGTGAAAGCATGGCAGAACAAGAAAAATCATATTCCGATTTTTGGTTAAATAAGGATTTATTGAACCAATATATCCCCAAAGGGAACGGAAGTTTCTCAATGGACCTGATTCAGCTTGCGGCCTATCGACGTATTGTTTCCAATTTTGTATATATTTTGACCCACTTGGATATTCCCGTTCAGTTTTGTTCCGAAGAAAAATCAACCTTAAGTTTTACTGATGGAAATATGGTGTATTTATCGGCTTCCATCAGAAAAAAATCCGATTTTGATTGGTCGGTGGGCGTTGCTTTGCACGAAGCTTCACACATTCTATTGACGGATTTTGATGTGGCTAAATCCACGTTTTCTAGGGTTCCGATTCCCATTCCTCTTTCTTTAAAGAAAAAGGCCAAGGATAAGAATCTATCGGAAGGTCAAATAGCCCATCTATGTAAATGGGTTTGGAATTATGTCGAAGACCGATACATAGACAGTTATATTTTCAAGGAGGCACCGGGATACAGAGGTTATTACAAAGCTATGTATGAAAAATTTTGGAATGGTGAAGTGCAATCCAAGATGTTGACATCAGATGCGTTCAGAATTCCAAATCTTTTTTCTTATGAAGTTCGTGTAATCAATTTGACCAACCCTGACACCGATTTGGACGCATTGGTGGGTTTGAGGGAAATTGCTGAATTGATTGACATTCAAAATATTTTCAGATTAAAAACAACGGTTCAAAGAATGGATTTGAGTTACAAGGTTGTTGAAATTATTGTGGATAATTTGGGAATTCAGAAAGACGAGCCGGACCCCAATTCCGCTAATGCTACGGTGAAAACCGTCCACGACAAACTTTCACCAAGTAATAGGAGTGGTAACAGTAACATCAGTGGTAGTCTTAATAATGAAAAAAACATCGAAGAAGGTAAAGTAAATACAAAAGAAGAGAAGGCTAATGAACATCAAACTGAAAAGGGCAACGAACCTGTAAAATATGACCCGGCGGATGCGGGCAATATAACAAATTTTTCAAAGAATGAATTGAATGATTTGTATGATAAATTGAATCAACAACGTAAAATTCTTGACCATAACTACGAAGGTATCAAGGAACACGTAACCAAACAACAAGAGGCGGTTTTGGATGCTATCGAAAAGGCCGGAATCGTTTTGCTACCAGCAGGATTCGGTTTGAACTTGAGTGGGGATTATACTCAAGCCGCAGTTGATTGCATTGTGGTCAAAAAACTTACCAAACAGTTGATTGATTCAGGCACGGAAACTTTTCCATTAGCTGCAATAGACCGGTCCGCGCCCGGAGGCACGAGCTTGCCTCCACAACGTTATGATGAAGCCGTTGCCAAAGGATTTGTTTTGGGTAAATTACTTGGAAGAAAGCTTCAAATTCGCGGTGAGGAAGTTTTAACAAAATATATTCGCAAACATTCAGGGAAAATTGAAAGGAGATTACTTGCTGATATCGGTGTCGGTTTTGAACATATTTTTAACCGAACGAAAAGTGAAAAATATAACAAGGCTAGACTTCATATTTCTGTTGATTCTAGTGGTTCAATGCAATCCGACTATAAATGGTGTCCAACCATGACATGTGTGGTGGCTATTTGTGTTGCAGCTTCAATGGTAGAAAATTTGGAAGTGTCAGTCTCATTCAGAAGCACCATATGCACATACAGTTCTCTTGGAAACAATGCTGAATTACCCTACATTGTTTTGGCTTATGATTCAAAAACCGACAAGATTTCGAAAGTGCGGCAGTTGTTTCCTTATCTTTGTGCAAATGGGTCAACACCCGAGGGATTGGCTTTTGAGGCAATTGCAGAAGAATTTATTATTGGCAAAAAAACCACGGAACAAGACCATTATTTTCTCAATATCTCCGATGGAGAACCGTGTTATGTCATTCGTTCACATGTCAACAGATATGGTGTCGGTTTTAATTATACCGGCGAAGTGGGTGCATTGCACACCAAATTACAGATAGATAAGATTCGCTCACATGGCGTAAAAGTTCTCAGTTATTTTATTCAGGAAGAAAATCTTCGTTTACCCATAATAAATATAAACGGCAACATGCGTGGCAAAAACAGGCAATTGACCTTAAAGGAATTGTTTGACTTGATGTATGGGAAGGATGCGCAATTCATTGATGTGGAAAGCGTTGTGGAGATTGCTCGAACCATCAATAAACTTTTTTTATCGAAAGAAGTATAAATAGAGATTGACAATTCGATGAATTTACAGTACAGTGCTGACTCTATAAGGCTCTGAATATGAAAGAGCAAAATAAAAAGAAGGTATAATTATGAGTATTAGAAAAACACAACGAAAAAATAAAACCAAGCAATCTATTGCGTGGCCCTCACAGGATTTGTATTTCACCATCGATAGTTTGGTGGAAGCCAATCCTCATATGCTCACTGCATCAGGTTCGGACATCACTCTTCGTGTTCGCCTGAACAAAGCTGTCAGTGAAGAAAATTTAGTGGCTATCATTGGGCAAAAAAATTGTGGAAAGGGAAGACCACAGTTGGTTTTTGCTGTTCGACCTGTCAAACAGACCGCCATTGATAAAGCGAAGGCGGATGGCATTTCCTTGGATATGCCTAAAATCATGAATGTGATGGAAATTTCCACCCACTCACCGACGCCTTCGATATCGCCGGTCACAAATATAGCATCAAATAATAATCATAAAACGGTTCACGCATAATCCATAGACAAGGCGCAAAATACCATATGTATGAAAAGGAAGAAGAATGCAAAACAGAAACGGCATTTGGTTGGTTTGCATATATATGGTATTTTTGATGCCAAGAAACACACCATCACCAAAATCAGTCTTGACCATGCAGAAATACAAATGGACATAGCCCTGTCAGGTGGTTTGGGTGAAAATCTCAAAGAATGTGAATTTGATATAAAACTTGCCGTCTAACTTATCTTCCTGTTATATATCGAATTTTTTTATTCTCATAGATATACCATACTTTGAATGATTTTTTTACTACCAAATCTTCTTTGTAGTAGAAAATGGTGGAATCTTTGTTTATATTATTTAACACAGCCTGAACTTTACTGAAATCCCCGTAAGCAAGGGGCATATCAAATTCGACATCGAACAAAGAATACAAAACCGTATTAATTTTAAAGACGAAATAGAGTGTAATTTTTGGGTTTATGTAGTGATATCTAAGAGGGGGTTTTTGATGTTTTCCTTCGGCATCATCATTTATTTTCAAATATAAATCGGGAGTTTTTTCAAAAAATCCCCTTGAATTTAATTCGTAATTGAACACGAACGAATTTGCAGGGAGTTTGATGGATTGTATGATTGACGAAGACCCAATAACGACAGGCATATCCATTTTTATATCAAACAGAGCATGTGAAGAATCGCTTAGTTTGAAACAATGATAATAAGTGGGTGCAGCTTTTTTTATAGTTTGTTTGTTGTTGACTTTATTTTCAGGCATAATACAATATAAGTAGTATGAATGAATCAGAATTTATAGAGGGTGTGTCCTTTTCCGAAGAAGTCAGAAAGAAATTGGCAGAAGACCGGAAAAAAATGAACGCAACAGCCGGAAAGTATGCGTCAGGAGACGCCTACAAATTGGTCACTGATGAAGAAGTTTTTGATTTTGAAAAGAATAAGAAAAAATTGGTGGATAATTTAAATTGGCTGGTCTCATTGGAAGTTGAAGAGTTCACTTTTAGAAAAAAATACGAAGAAATTCAATTGATAAACAACGATGTAAGACAATTTCATACCATAGCAAAGGCTCGGATATGGGCACCTACTGATATTAATGATGAAGAATTGACCATCGCAGAAATTAATAACCTTAAACCAAAAGTGGTCGTGGTGGATGAATCACAAGAAAGACTTTGGACAACCTTGAGAATTTATTGTAGCACGGCGGAATATAATCAGGCTCCGGGCAGATTCATAAAATTTTTGATGATGGACGAGTTATCGAATAAAATATTGGGTATTGCGTCAATTGCTAGTGACGTGATTTCAATTTCTGCTAGAGATAATTTCATAGGTTGGACACAAGACGATAAACTGAAATACAAAATGTTAAAACATTCAGCCATTGGAACCACTATTGTTCCAACACAACCATTTGGAAGTAATTTTTTGGGTGGAAAACTTGTAGCCGCATTGGTAACTTCCAATGTGGTCAGAAATGAATGGGAAAATCAAATAAGGGGTAAATCCAAAAGATGCAAATTGGTTGGTATGACCACCACAAGTCTTTATGGACAATTTTCCATGTATAATAGTCTTAAATGGTGGAAACCGGTCGGTCTGTCCAAAGGTAAAATTCCCATCAAACCCTATGAAGAAGCTTATGGTAATTGGCACGGTTGGCTAAAACAAAACATGAAGGATGAGTATGAAACTGCCATGACACAGAAGGAAGGCATTTCCGGCCCCGTCACCGGCGCAAAAATGAGAGTGTTATCGTTGATATTTAAAGCTTGTGAAATAAAACAATCGAATTATTGTCATGGTTATGAACGCGGGGTTTATTATTCGTGTTTTTATGAAAATACAAGAGATTTTCTTTGTAGAAAAATTACCGAAGATAAATTGATAATGAAGCCACTATTTAAAGATGACACCAAAGCTATCATGGATTGGTGGCGTCCAAAAGCTATTGAAAGATACAAAAAACTGAAGGCTGAAGGACGTTTAAGACCAAATAAATTGTTTTATAGTGATATGAACGAGCTTGACAATCCGGGTATGACCTATAAAAAAGCTAAAGAACTATACTTTAACGATGTAGGCCGTTGATATAATAAAAGAGATATGGGACGAACTTATAGAAAAAATGACAGATGGAAAAAAGACCGAAGAGACCAAAACTTCAAAAAAAGTAAAAAATTCAAAGACTTCAAGCGTGGTGATTTTACACCACCGAAACCAAGTCTGCCACAAGTAGATACCACAGATGATATTCTTGATTCTTAAAATTATACTGCTATTATCCATTATACTGTTGGTATATTGTATATTACGCCGTGAAGATAAGTTAGAAAAACGTCTTGATAAGGCGAATGATGAAATAAGTTTACTCCGTCGTGATATAAATTCTTTACATCGTAATCAGGGTGTGTTAACATCTTCGGTTAGAGAATTGTACAAGGAATTAAGAAAACATGACAAAACTTTCAGACGACAAATCAGACCTGAAATCAGGACCAAAGAAACGGGGACGGAAGAAACTTGAAACTCCAAAAGGACTTGGTTTATTCGACCATGTTAAGCAGATTCGAATTGTTCAGGACCCGGAGTATTTCAAAAATTTATCAGATTTGGATAAAAAATCATTCAATCATTTCAAGATACTTAAAGCATTAAGTATGAATCCGGCGCTATTGGAAGATATGGCCACCATATTTAGGTATTTTGATAAAATACCATCACCCCAATTATATCAGCTTCTCATTGGCCTGATTCCAGCCGATTATCCCAAATCATTCTATCCTTGGATTAAATCAAAAAAGGTTCCATTTAATAAAAGACTTCTTGAATTAATATCAAAATATTTTGAAATCTCTCAAAAAGAATCTTCCGAATATGCAACCTTGCTGTATTCCACCGACAAAGGTAAAAAGGAATTGGAAGATTTTTGCAGGGTATATGGCTTGACAGACAAGGAAATTGAAACCGTCATGAAAAGAAATGATGATGAAAAGGATTGAATATGAGTGAATTGAATATGAGGGATGAGACCCCGCAATTTGTAATAAAAGATTCAGGTCAAAGACATAAATTTGTAACAGGTGCTCAAAGGGATACCCAAGAAGGAAAGGGACGCTTCGACCTTCTTCCTGTTCATGCGATTACAAGGCTGGCGCAACATTTTGAGAATGGTGCCAAAAAATACGATGCAGACAATTGGAGAAAAGGCATCCCACTCAATCGGTATCTTGATTCAGCTCTCAGGCATTTGTTTAAATTTGCTGATGGTGAGAAAGACGAAGACCATGCAATCGCTGCAGCGTGGAATGTGCTTTGTCTTGTGGAAACAGAATATATGATTAATAAAGGTATTCTTCCAAAAGAATTAGATACTCTTCGAAAAGCACCTGTGCCACAGAAATCTTAAACCATGTCCATTGAAGCATCTTTTTTTGATATCAAGGTAAACACCAATTCATCCGTAAATTTGGTGGAATGCTCTTCACCGCCACAAAATAAGATATTCAGAGACACCATTAATAAATTTCATAGTTATGTAAAATATACCGATTCTCCCACACGCAATCTTAGATGGTTGGTTTACGAAACGGTATCAGGAAATCAAATTGGAGCCATCGGCTTGTCTTCCGCCACCATTGCGGTAGCGGTCAGAGACAATTTCATAGGTTGGAATAATGATACCAAGATAAGGAATTTATGTCATTTGGCAAATAATTCACGGTTTTGCTTGGCACAGCCAAGAATTTCCATAAAAAATGCAGCGTCAGCCACCCTTAAACAGCTTCGCATTGAAGGTGCTAAAAAATGGAAAGAAAGATATGGCGATGACCTTGTTTTGTTGGAAACCTTTGTTCAGCCTGAAAGAGAAACAGAATATAACAACTATAAATTGCGCTGTGGTTCGTGTTACAAGGCTGACAATTGGATATTTATAGGTGAAACTCAAGGCAACCATATTCGTAAAACGCCCCTTCAGCTTTGGGCAAAAGAAACAGGTGAAAGAGGCAGATTGGCTAGGGAAGATACCGAAGAATGCTTAAGACGATATGGTGGGTATTTGGGCGATTACTCAAGTTCCGGTTACAAAGTAACCAAGGTTGCAAAAAAACTAATGTTTGTAAAACCTTTGGTTAAAGATTGGAAAGCGAGGTTAATACAATGAAAATTTTATTGTTTGGTGGTAATGGCTATATTGGTTCTGAATTCGTCAGTCAACTACTTCCTTTAACCAATATAAAGCTTATAAGATTATTGTCGTCAAGACATGCCGATGGTAGTGGTTATTCATTTAAAGAACTTGACAATCTTATCAAAGGAATCAAACCTTCCGTCATCATTAATTGCGCAGCATACGTGGGTGGTAATTCCATAGTAAATTGTGAAGACTATAAAGACCAAGCCATTCAGTCGAATGTTGTTTTTCCACAAATGTTGGGTGAAATATGCAAAGAACGCAATATAATTTTGGGTCATATGTCATCAGGATGTGTGTTTAATGGATATCCTGCTGGTGGTTATGAAGAAGATGATGTAAGAAATATGACATTTAATACCAAATGCAGTTTTTATACAGGTACCAAAGCAATGGCTGAAGATTTGTTAAATAATGTGGAGAAAAAATACATTTGGCGAATCAGACTTCCATTTGATGAAATAAACCACCCACGAAATTATTTAGCCAAATTGATGCAATTTGATAAATTGGTCGTTTCAAGCAATTCCCTTTCCAATAGGAAAGAATTGGTAACTGCATGTATAGAATGTATCATGAAAGCGGTTCCATTTGGAATTTACCATGTTACAAATCCCGGTGGAATTCGCACCGATGAAATCACTGCTATGATGCGAAACATATTGAACATTGACAAGAATTTTCAATATTTTGAAAGCATTGAAGCATTTGAAAAAATAAGCACAATACCACGGTCAAATACCATTTTGAATACAGAGAAGTTGGGAAGAGCAGGAATTGTAATGACGCCTGTTCATGAATCCGTGGAGAAAGCTCTTAAACAGTGGAAATGGATTACCGTGTAATTGTAGCAATCAATTGATTGTTAAGATAAAATTGCATTCTATTATCATTGGCTTTGGTTAACAATGGAATTGCAAAATTGGGTGACTTCGATACAAAAGCGATATAATGTTGTCTGCATTGATTGAGCCTGTCTTGTTTTGCTTTCTGTGGGTCGCAAGCACACATGCGGATCAAAACATCCATGCATGCAACCATGTGTTGGGCTTCGGGGCAGATTCCTACCAACCCATTTCCTACCAAAAAATGATATAGGTCATTGGGGCCAGCCATGTTCATGATGAAAGTTGGTTTAAGGTGATTACAAGTCCATAGGTTATCAATGATAAAATGCACACCGTGGGTATCAGCAATAAATTCAACCAATTTGCAGACATAATGGAAATGAATATACAGGCTAATATCGACAACCATACCGACAGACACAAAGGACATCCTAGAAGTTTGGTAATGAAATTGTAATGATATTTATTTTTCAAAAATGAGGGATAAGTTAATGAATTGCCCTTTATAGCCGATTCCAATTTTTCTGTATTAAATTCTTCAAGTTTTAAGAATTTGGACAATCCCACCAATGAACCCCATTCGACTATAGCATCCGACTTTAGCCAAATCAGCATTATGAGGGTTATAAAATTTACTACAAGAAACAATTCCATCATGTCAATAACTAGGTTTAGGTTGTTCTTTCAATGGGTATGATTGGGTATGAATATTCATCGTTTCTTGGCCAAAACCCCCATTTGTCAAAGAAGGCTTTCAATGACCTTTGCTGATACATTTTGAATTCGTCTGTATCTACCTGAACTTTACCTGTCGTCCATCTATGTCCACGGCTAGCCCAATGATAACAATAACTATCCCTACTTTGTATTATATCATAGCCCAATAAATAAAGTCGTGTAACAAAATCACTGTCTTCAATTGGATAAGGAGCATATATGGGGTCCATGCCACCTATATCCAAATATTCGTCCTGAAACATCATCCAAGGAGCAAAAAATCCCTTGGTGGTTTTGTCAGTATTTTCTTTTTCTTTTTCAGTTACAAAATTAAGAAATTCGGTTTCTTTGAATTCTTCATGATAAATACCGAAATTCATTTGTAACTTAGCTTTATCGGTAGGATAAATGGGTGGTTCAATACGTGTCGAACATACAATAGTTTTTGGCTTAAGATGCTTTAACAAATTTTTGGTATAGTTTGGGGTGCATATCATGTCTGAATGAAAGATACCAATTACAGGCCCCCTTGCTAGTTGCGAGCCAATATTATATGTCAAAGTGTGACCAGAGAATTTTTGGTCGGAATAGGTTCTTGGAAAATTTATTGGGTCGTTTTTCCATATTACCAAATTATCGTCGTGTAATGTGTCGAGCCATTCCAAGGTTCCATCGGTGGATAAGTCATCAAGAATGATTATCTCCGCATTAGGATTATATTGGCGCAGGCTGGCGTATGCCAACTTAGTATATGGCAACGTGTTTCTAGTTGGTATTATGAATGAGATTTGCATTTTTCTATAAACTTGGAAATTTCTTGCTGATATGATTTGGCAGCATTTGCCGCAAAGATTTGTTTTTGTTTTATATTAAACGATATATGGTCTAAATAAACATGATGTAACTCAAACATATAGCTTTGTGTAACAACCAAATTTTTAACAACATATTGTTGAACGCTCATCTTAAAATTTTTCATTATTTTACAAGCATCAACAACAAAAGTATCATCCAACCCATAAGGGCCAAACGAATCGGGTATATCAGTATAGGCTAGTAGTTTTGATGATAACATATTGAACCATCCGCCACCCATTTTAAAAGTGTCTATTGGAACTACTTCTATATCTCCATAATCCTTAGTAAACACTTCAAATTGGTCAGTACAGTATAAATCTTCATGTTTAAGATGATTATAGGATTGATTAATTAATACATCCCATGATGCATCCCATAACATGGTAGATTGGGGTGATATGATGTAATAATCCTTTTCTTTTTCCACTATTTTAGCAGATTCTATTATGTATTTCAATGCGGTGTTCGGATAGAACATATCATTGTCCAAATAGATAAAGTTATCACAAGAGGAAGAATATTTTCTAATGGCGGTTCTTCGCTTGTCATCTACGCCCAAACATTCATTATTTGAACTTATGTCAAAATAAAGAGTTGCCCATTTATCATTTATGATTTTTAGTTTATCAAATCGATCAATAAAATATTGCTTGTCTATTTTACTTTTGCTCCAATCAACAAGCAAATCATTGACGTTAAGAGTAGCATCAATCACCACTTCATCATTTTTTTCCAAGTATTTACTATTTTTGTGAAGTTCAAACATTTGATGCTCAAATCTGTCAATTTCAAACGGCAAAACATGAATTATGATATGTGTTTTCATTATATGACTATCCATCCTTTACAATACATGTCTGTTTGATTATGCTGAATATGTGGTTTAAACCATGTGGAGGGCGCTATGACTTTTTTATCTTTATTGATATTTGACCATGCGGCCCACCAACTGAAACTACTGTTTGATATGATATTATGATGACATTTGCTCATAATACATAAATCAACGTAATTGGAATGTCCTTCACTGAAAAACACATTGTCTTCTTTTTGAAATGCGTCTTTGCACCAATTTATATCATCTGAAACAATCAAGAAATTATAATCCTTGTTCGTGAAATATTCTAATGCTTTTCCAATGTATTCCAAACCAATCAACGGAAAGGTGGGATTGGTAACATTATCTCCGCGCCTGACATGAATGGATACAATTTCTTTGTTGCTGATTTGATTGATAACATCGTCAGCTTCCTTTATAATGTGTGATTTGAATTTGAACTCTTTCAATATTTCTTCCCTAACGTCAATGAAATACTTTTCACTTTGAAAATAACCTTCGATTGATGTTGAATCCTTGACGTTAAATATGTTGGGATTAAAAGTCCACTCGTGTTCATTATAGACATATTTTATTTCATTAAGTTCTTCATCTGAACATTTTTTTGAACCAAGGTCAAAACAATTGTACAAATCCAATTTATATGCAACCCATCTATTATTGGCAAAATCGTAACAACCATCCTGTTTGATGGTTTCATTTTTGGCAGGAAGTTTTACTACATAACCATTCTTTATACCAACAGAAACCAATGTTGCGTGTTGAATAATTTGATTAGCTAGTCTGCCTGTATAACCTATGGCTTTGTTTGTTATCATGAAACAACATATTTAAATCTATGACCGTAAATTTTCTGTACTTGGTCAATTACTGATGCACAATCTTTTATGGTAACACCATAGCCTTCATTTGCCAACTCTACAGCAAATTTTAATTGTTGTGATTCTTCTATTATTGTGGAATCCTTCTTAAATGCAACTCCTTCTATGACAACCGATTCACCAAAGTCATGAGAATGTTTGAATTCCAATATTTGGTTTTTTAAATGAGATTGATTACTTTCATCGGTTGCTTTGCTTATATGTGCATTGATATAATTGGTATGACAGAATGATGCAAAAGCTCTATTGTCTCTTGGAAAACATGGGCCGCCAAAGCCAAAGCCATATTTAAGATATTTACCACCTATTCTTGAATCTTTGCCAATGGCATCCAAGATGACATCAGGATTGCAGCCTGTCCTTAAAGCTATATCACCCACCATGTTAGCGTAAGCAATTTTCGTGGTCAGAAAACAATTTAATGCTATTTTTGTTATCTCAGCCTCCATCAAGGACATTTTACAGATTGACGGTTTATTATCACATAATCTTTTGTATATTTCTTCAATAAGATTTTTTGCTTCTTCTGATGTTGAACCTATAAGAATAATATCAGGATTGCATTGGTCTTTTATGATTGTTCCTTGGGCAATAAATTCAGGATTGTAGGCGACTTCATAATTGTATTCTTTTATATACTTCAACGTCGAACAATAGCCGGGCATAACCGTCGAACTTATTATCAAATATTTTTTGGTTGGTTGTTTGCCCAATGCTCTAAAACTTTTAATAACATCATCTATATGAGAATGGTCATATCCGCCACCCTCCAACGAGGGGGTGGCCACAACTATGAATATGAGGTCATTGGCTAAAGCCTTTGATATGTCTGTCGTTGCAATGAAGTTTTTCGATGAAGACAAATATTCTTCCACCTTGGGTTCATCTGATTTTAATGTTTTATTATTGATTTGGTCAACATAATTTAGATTTACATCCACCCCAATTACGTTGTAACCTTTTCGTTCCAAGTTGAGAGCAAAAGATAAGCCCAACTTGCCGATTCCTATAATGCTAATATTATTCATAATTTATGTTTGGAAAAAAGAAATCTTTTTGCACATCATATCTTTTTGGATAGAACGCAGTGGTGTTCTGTTTGTTTAGGGCTGAAGCCAATACAGCATTACCACTTGAAGAACAAATAAAATAATAACAACTGTGTATCATATCACAATAATCAAAAATGGATTTACATTCCATTTTTTCATCGTGTTTTAACCCCTGATATTGTCTGTGAAAATATTCTGACGTGGGAATTACAATTTTTCTATCTCCAAAATTTTCCTTCAATATTTCATCCAAATGGTCGGGCACTTCCCATGAAGTATAACCACTAAAATCTACCAATATGGATTCTGTTAGTGACTCTATGACGGTTGGTTGATAATACACTTTTGGTAATTCATTTATTGGTTGTAATCCATGACAATGTTCCCAATTATAGATTCGTGTTTTGCCTGCATAATAGGGAACAAAAGGAACACAAGACCCCACATTAGCAGGTTCGTTTGATATGCCTTTAACATATGGATTTTTTCCCCACACCAAGCCATAAATTTGTGGATTTCTATATACGTTTTGGTCAGATATGTAGAATTCATGACCCAATTCAGCAAACCTTTCAGGTAATGTTGAATATTGTAAGTTGTCGCCCAATCCACCCCACGGTTGATATAGAATTTTTTTCATCATTATAATTCAGGAATAACCCATTTGTCGGTTTCATAATTACGATTGTGCCATCCTGCTTTCTCATATGGTTCAAAATTTGGACCGGTATGAACCAATGGCCAAGAAATCTTTCTATCGTCAGAATGTAAGCAATCAGATTGTATTAAAAAAATATCGTCCTCATTGATATAAACTGAAGTATAGCCATATTTTTCTCCCAAAAGTTTGTAGCAATAAGGACTTGTTCCCCACCAACCATTTGTATTATTACCATACGGCTGTTCATACTTTCTTGCTAACTTTTCATAAGTATCGAATCGTACATTGGTTTCAGCTATTATTACTCTCGGTTTGTATTCTTTTAATAATTCTGCTAGTATCCAATAATCATTACTATCAAGGTCAATGGATAATAAGTCAAACATTTTAGGTATATGGCATTGTTTAAAAACGGGACAGATATTATCTTTGGTGAGTTCCGCTTGATATAAATTGATGTTGGGATTGTTAAAAGCCATATCAAGTAAAATACCATGCCAGCCACAGTGTTCCCTAAGATACCAAACTGTGGAATTATTAATCCCATCGCCCGCGCCAACTTCTGCATAACATTTATTGGTGGTGCCTATGCAATCAAAAATATGCTGTATAAGAGAATCCTTATTCTTTTCCGCGTTGCCTTTTATTGTTGGTTTAACGTTTTTCAAGTCTAATTTTTTCATATTATGCTTACGCCTCTTTCTTGAACAACTTTTGATGCGCATTTATTGGCAAATATTATAGATGTTTCAATATCATTGGTTTCATAATACTTACATACCAAACCTGCCATGAAACTATCACCGGCTCCTGACAAATCCCATACTTGAACTTTTTTAACAGGATACATTTTTTCTCTAAATAGGCAACCTTTATCTCCTTCTGTGACAATTATTTTATTCGCTAGTTTTTTGGTAAGAGTTGGTTCGGAACATTTATACTCATGATGATTGATTTTTATGTAAAGAGCCTTGTTAGCAAATGAACCTACATTCTTTTTAGTATCCAAAAATACCGCGGAATGAGAAGAACAAATATATTCAATATCTTCTTCAGTTAAAAATCCCTTGTTATAATCGGATACCACTACAATTTTATAATCCAAATTCAAGTTTTTGATATTGATTCTAGGAACTTCATGTTGATTTGCATCGATGCGAAAGAACATGTGATTTGTTCTTTTATGCATGTAACGTGTCTTGGTAATATCATACCAATTATAGTTGGTTACTATGTCACATTCTTTGATTAAGCTTTGAATATTTCTTTGCACATTTTTTGCCATTCCTGCGTTTTCTGTTTGGTCGATGATGTTTAAAACAGGTACAGGAATATCAGGACATAGACGTTCAGCTTCACAATAAATGAAAATGTCTCTGCAACTGTCACCTATGACTAAAATTTTTTTATCCATATTAATACAAGCTTTTCTTTTCTACAATCATGGATGGTCTATTTGATGCTAGAGCTAAATTGTAAGATTTGAGCACTTCACCACCTGTGGATGGAACATAAATTGGAAAATCCACCAATGTCTTGAATACATTTGTAAAGTTTTGTGAGTGTGTCGGGCCTGCATAAAATAGACCACCATCTGTGACTATGGTTCTCATAATAACAGGAACCTTGTATTCTCCATGAGAAATTCTTTCTATGTGATTCATATGATTGCCTATAGCATCTGCAGCAACCAACATAAAATCATGGCGTTCATAGTAGATGACAGGTCTAAATCCTTCAAAAGACATCCCCATAGCCAAGCCAGCCATTAAATTTTCAGCAACAGGGGTTTCTATTTTCAAATCGTCTGATATTGGTTCCAAAACCCCCATAGCATTTCCGTATTTTATGTTTTTGACACCATAACCTATGAAAACACCATTGTTGTTAGATATGTTCACCATAGATTTTGACACGGCATTTTTAAAGGATATATTCTCTGACAATAAATGGTCAAAATTTGGAAGTGGTTCTAGCGGCAACGAAGGAAATAATTCTTCGTTTGTTGGAGCTTTGGATTTACTGAAATCTAACATGCCATCAACTCTAATATGCGGCCATTTTGAATCATAGTGATATCGTTTTACACATTTTGGAAGAACAGGAGGAACTGAAGTTCCCCACCGTTCTTTTCGTGAAGTGCTTACGGAATAATTGTTATCTTCCAATATAAATGTGCATGGTAAATCCCAGCCATCAACATAGCGAGCCGCTTCAAACAAATGTCCATTATCTTCTGTTCCATCGCCAACAAAACACCATACTTTTTGTGTTGACCCCTTTCTTTTCAAGGCTAATGCGACTCCAGCCGCTATGGCTACCATTCCTCCTATAATTGCTGAAGTGAAAAAATTACGATTTCTATCAAAGATATACATGCTTCTTCCTTCAACAATTTTTTCTGTCAATTCCTTTGCTGGAATTCCGTGAAGTAATGCATGATAATGGTTTCGGTGTGTGGAAAAAACATAATCTCCCTCTTTAATGTCTTTGAAAACGTTCAGAAGTTGGTCTTCGTTACCTCCTGACAAATGAAAGGTAACTCTTAGATTTTTCTCTTTATAGATGCGAATAATATTATCACTGAAATCTATTAATTCTTGTTTAGTCATAACTTTATTTTTGATATGCAAAAATGACGAGTGGAGAGGCAGCATCACCTACAGCCATAATTTCTCTAATATTATAATTAAATATATTGAATTTTTTTAAAAATTCTTCATGAACAGATGACGTATGTGTTTCAACATAATACTCTTTTATCGATTTAAAAACATTATCATTCATGCCTAATAAATTGCTTTCCTGACCTTCAATATCTGATTTTATTATTTCAATATTATATTTATTAATTAATTCTTCTATTTTTTGTGGAGACCTTATTTCTTCTCCGAAAAATAAAGACCTGTTTGTGTTTCCAATAGTGTTGATTAAATATTCAATATCAGATGAATTGCTGTCAACTCCGATTACCATTTTAGCGCCTAAATTTAAAAAATATTCGGATGTAGAAATCATATCAGGTAATTTAATGTTTGCCCATTGCATAGTTCCACTTTTAAATGTATTAGTCAGACCAAAGAACCCACAGCCTAAATCTAAAACCACTTTGTCTTTAACACGTATGTATTCTTCAGGCCAAGCATTTCTTGGGTCTTCGTTTTTGATTTTTTTTATTTCCATATGTTGATTATAATTCTTCCTGATTTTCCCTGTTTTACCAATTCAACTGCTTTATTGATATCTTCTAATGGTAAAATATTTGTTATCATTTTATTCACATTTATTATACCACTTTTTGCTAATTTTATATAACGTGGAATATCGGTAGCTGGGTTGGTCCTTCCACCTTGAGAAGCTTTTATGGTCTTTCCTGTACCTCCAAATAAATGACAATAGTTTGGAACATGAAGACAATCGGAGGGTGAGGATTGACCAACCAAAATATATCTTCCACTATCTGCTAACATTTCCATTGTTATAGCAATAACATCGGTATTGCCTGTGGTATCCATAATAACATCAAATTTTTCAGTTAACATGGGTTCGGTTCTAGCATTTACAAATTTGGTAGCACCCATTTCCAAAGCCAAATCTTTTTTATTGTCAAAAATATCCACTGCTAAAATAGGATACGCGTTGTGCAGCTTGGTGCCCATGATTAGGTTTAAACCGACCCCGCCACAACCAATAATCATCACACTTTCGCCCATTTTGATATTGGCTTCGTTGGTAATGGTGCCCAAAGCGGTTGTAAGGCAACAACCAAGCAGGGAACACAATTCAGGAGGCGTATCGGAAGGAACAACAGTCAATCGATTTTCTGATACTATTGAATATTCATTCAAGGTGGTTACTTTACCACTTGAGATTAATTTATCTTTATATTTGTAATGTGGAAAATTGGATTCTATTCCCTCTGTTTTCATCCAATGCATGACTACCCTATCACCCGGTTTCATTCTAGTCACACCTGCACCAATTTCCACCACTTCACCACAACCTTCATGTCCCATTAAATGAGGAACGAATTTGGCATTGCCTTTGTGTCCACCAATTTCAAGCAATTGAGAACCACATAATCCGCTTGTAAGGACTTTAACCAAAACTTGTCCCACTTCAAGAGGAGTTAATTCGACTTCATCAACTATAAGAGGTGCATTGATTTTTTCAAGTATGACGGCTTTCATAAGGTATGTTTGTGTAATACATCAGATGTGTATTCTTTGTTGTAGGTGGAAATGTTGGATTTCTTTTTATTGAAAAGATATTCCTTTAACAATTCGCGGTTGACTTCCATTTCTTCAATGGTTGCAGTGGAAATTCTATGAACAAAAGGAACCTGAGATTGCCATTTTATGGAAATATCATAGTTTTTCCAATCTCTATCCAAAATGGTAACACCATATTTTTCAGGATGGTTGTATATGTCTGAACCCGGCAAGGGCATGAATGACGTGAGTGTTACCACGTCCGGTTGGGTTTCTTCAAGAAAATCGATCATTGCTTTGGCTGAATCTTTTGTTTCGCCCGGAAGTCCTGTCATCATAAAAGCTCTTGTTCGAAATCCTGCTTCTTTGGTTTTAAAAATTCCTTTGCGGTTTAAATCCACCGTGGTTTTTTTGTTCAAGAGTTTTAATACATGGTCTTCGGCTGATTCTATGCCAAATCCCACTTCCCTGCAACCACCACGCCATAAATTTTTAAGGGTTTTGTCCTCCACTTGGTCCACTCTCATCGAGCAGCGGTAATTAATTTGAGAGTGTTCCAATAAATCTGTCAACTCTTCAAAGCGTCTGTCATTGATGGTAAAACAATCATCTTGAAACCTGATTTCTGTTACATTGTAATCTCTTTGAAGAAGCTCCAATTCCATTCTGATATTTTCTATGGTTCTAAATCTGACTCGTTTATGGTGCAGTGCTGGAGAAGCGCAAAAACTGCATAAAAATGGGCATCCCCGACTTGTCATCATTGTGGCAGAATTTCCTTTTTTAAATATATTACCGGCAAAGGCTCTACCTTCCTTAAAATATTTTTCCTTATCCAAGACATCTATTGCCGGTAATGGAACGGTGTCCAAATCAAGTAACGGAACTTTTTGTGTAATGATAGCCTTTTCCGTGGGGTTGGACAGGGACTTTTGTAATGCTTCTTCAATGGTGGTTTCTCCTTCACCCCGGCAAATGTAATTGATTGGAATATTCGGCAATTCCTGTTTCCAATCAATTTCAGAAATCGCATCAAAATGTGGACCACCAACAATAATGGGTTTATTGTATGTGTCTTTTATCCGTTGAGCAATCCTGACAGTTTCAGGATAATCCAAAGTACAGGAAGATAGTGCAAACACATCAGCAGATGAAATTTCCTTTTCATGCGCCATATCGGTAAAAGTAACGTGAACAGGCTCACCGTTTATTTTAAGATTTCTCATGGTAGCAATGACATAAAGCATACCCAAGTTGGGGTCCGAATAAGGGTCGGCACGCCAAGGTTCGTTTAATCTTATGAAATTTACAATCGGCATGTATTTTATACTTTTATAGGATTGTTTGTTCCTTGAATTGGAATGATAAATCCTTCATTATCGAATTGTGGTGGTTGGCCCCATTTTTTCATCCATTTTTGAAATCCGTTTCTTTCATGGTTGGCTAGTTCCGGTTTTCTTTGAGTTAAATTGTCATCCGGAAATCTGCTAGCCCTTGAACCAAAATGATAGACCACCGACCTAGCAGTTAACACGAATTTATACCCTGCTAACTGCATACGAACAAACAGGTCATAATCTTCATAATAAGCAGGAGCAAACAAATCATCATTTCCTCCCACCGCATCCCAATCTCTTTTTCTTATCAATCCTGACACTCCTTCACCCTTTCTTATTTCCGTGTCATTGAGTGCTGAGAATTGTTCTGCATAGTTGATGAAATGTTCTTCATCAAAGTTGTGATAGTATTCGCCAAATTCTTCCGGGGGAACGACGAGGGTGCCCGGCCTGCTTTCTTCATGAAAGATGTTTGGTTGAATTCTATAGCTGGATACCCAAATAGGAATGTCGCCGTTTTTGTCAGCAATTCTTAAAGCATTTATATCCCAATCTTTTGATACAAAGAAATCAGCATGAAGAAACATAATCCACGGGGTCTTCACCTTATTGGCGCAAAAATTCATGCCGCCGCCGATACCTTTGGTAATTATGTTGTTTTCAATATACGGTTCAATGTGATGAATGTTTTTTCCTTCATTTATAATCCATTCATTTGTTCCATCCGTGGAATTTTCTGAATAAACAATAAACGGAGCATTCTTGAAATAAGAGTATTTCCTTACAGACTTAACCGCCAATTTGAGATAATTCAAATTGTTGAATGTTGATATACAAAATGTAATTGGATTTTCCATATTAAGATGTATAATATTCTCCTGTTTCTGCATTGATTGTATTTTTTGCTTTACAATACCAACATATAAAAACTTTTAGAGGAACAAAATCATCGGGTCGAACAACAACATAATATTCGTTTTCTGCTTTACATTTTTTGCATTTTAAAGTTCGACTTCTTGTAATTGTTTCCATAATATTTAATACTTAATTGGTAATCCCGATGAAGATTGCATTACTACACCCAAATAATTTTGTGCCCAATGCTCTTCGGTGTATCCCATTGCTTTTAATTGTTCGTATTCCAATTTATAGTGAAATACTTTGAACATGGGTTCGATGGGCCATAGTTCTATTGGTTTTTTTATTAGTAACCATTCTCCATACCAAGTAAATTCGCTGGATATTGTATTAATTATCCCCTCAAAAGTCAAGTTATTTGGTTTAATATATTCTTCTTCCAAACTTTGCCAAACTTTTGAAGACCAAATGACAGGTACAGGCCCAAAATCATAGAGTCTGCCCTTTCTGTCAAACAAATCCATGATTGGTTGCCTACATTCAGCAAATGATTGTTGTGGGTCAAAGCCAAGAATGCCCTTGTATTTTGCTGTCCATTGAAACAGGTCTTTTTGTTCGTGCATTACTGTATATGGAATAGCATCATCGAGTGGTGTTTCGTAATTAACCAAAAAATCTTTCATGTGGAAATCTTTAATGAAATAGGAATCAGAATCCAACACCACATAATTTTCTGCAAGACCCGTTTTCCAAAACATCATCTTGACAATCTGTTGATTTTTCCAACTTTGAGCTAAATTATTTTTGATTATATCATTATCGCATATGATAGGCACTTCATTGGGGAACATGGAACTGAACAAATGCATGTCTTCCAAAGGTACCGAAATGTAAAATGGTATGTTATCCTTGTTGTGCTTGAGTACAGAATCAAGAAGAATTTTACATCGGTGGACATCTCCACTAAATGATTTACAATATAGAACTATTTTATGTGTGAGTTGCATAATTGTAATTTATGGATTTTAATTTTAGTTGATTAGCCCGTTCTACAAGATTTCTGTCAATAAAATATTGGTCCATTTCTTGTTGCGCTAATATATTGTAATTTGACAGATGGGGATTTTCCTTAACGGTAGCATTTCCTATGTGAACAATTGGTGTCCAATCACAAACGGCGATTTTCCATTGGTTATCCTCACAAATAATGCCGGTCATCAAATCCTGAACCCACCCATAATGACTTCCAAATTCGCCAATTTTTTCCGCCAATTTTCTTTTCATCAATGCACACTGAAAATCAACAAATGGAACATATCTCAATTCGGTGGCATTCCAACAGTGCATTTGTTTCCAAAAACATTGATTGGGTATCGGTTGTATTACACATGGAGATACAAGCATCAAAGTTTCGTTTGAGAAAAGTAATTTTCTTAACGTGCTAATGAAATTGTATCCGTGAATAATCAAATCTGAATTTAAAAGAGTGAACGAATCATATTCCGGGCTGTCAATAAACAATTTCAGGGACATATCCAGCCCACCACCGTAACCTGTGTTAATATCCGAACTATAAGTGGTGTATTTACTTATTTTACCTGCATCACTACCGTTATTTATGACAACCAAATCATAATCATTATGTTCATATGGTTTTAACATTTCATACAACGCATCGGTATAACTTATGGTATTGTAATGTAGAATGGCTACCAAACTTTTATTCATAAATTGTCGGTTGTGGAAACATATTGATAAACTTGCCCTTGTAAATGGGCCGCAAAGATTCGGTGATGTAATCAGCAAAATTATGGGCAAGAATTACGATGTAATCAGGAGGGTCTTTGATTAGTCGGTTTCTATCAACTATTTGTATTCCCACACCCGGCATAAATTTATTTTGTTTGGTGTCCGTATCATCAACAATGTAATCTATGGTTTTGTGGTTTATATTGGTCGCGTTTAAAAAAAGACATCCTTTGGCGGCTGCACCAAATGCGGCTATTTTCTTACCTGATTTTTTAAGGTCAAGTAACATTGTTCGGCTGTCGAATATGTGGGTTTTGACTTTTTCTCTCCAATTGGTGTAAAAATTCTCATCAAATATCAATTCTTCCTTTATGAATTTTGACACGGCAGGATTGGGCATTCTGTTTCTTCCGATTCTACTGATGATTCTAAGACTTCCACAGTGAATGGTTTGTTCGGACACATCTATAATTTCCAATCCTTTTTGTGAAAAGAGGTCATTAAGGGGCGTCAACAAATAATAGTATATGTGTTCGTGATATACTTGGTCATATTGAATGGTTTCCAAATCTTTTTTCCAATATGGAAATTCCAAACACCATACACCGTCATTGGTCAATGCGTTATGAACACCCGAAGCAAAATCGCCTATGTCTTCAACGTGTTGAAATACATTGGTGGATGTGATTACTTTGCATTGTCTTGCAAAAGAGGGTGAACTTGCCAAACCATAAGTCCATCTTTTGGTTAAGGTAGAAATACCATTATTTTTGCTTATCTCACTTAAATTTTCACTTGGGTCAATGTTAATGGGCGAGATTTTTACCTTGGATTTTTCAACAAATGTTTTTAAAAGTGTTCCGTCATTTCCACCTATATCTACAACTGTATCGTCATGTCTGATAGTGACAAATTTTGACAGATAATCATACATGTTTTTACAATGTTCGATGTATGGTTTGTTTGTGCCTGATTTGTAAACATAATGGTCAAATAATAATTTTGGGTCAATAGCTACAGACAACATTGATAATTTACTTTGGGGATAGTAATTGAGAATTAAGGGATAAGTTGGACATGATAATGACTCTGATTGGGTGTCGTTTAGATTATTCACCAAGGGAATCATTCCAAAATCAAAGTAAGTGATACTTTTTTTGGAATGACTTATTGGGCATTTATCTAATTGTTTGTAATCTTTCATTAATTTATTTCCTGTATATCACCAATACATCATCATATCTGTCTTTTACTTTTCTAAGGTCTATTATTTCTGCACTAGGGTCAAGATTTTTTAATAGTTGACCTTCCGTATCCAAGGCTTGAACATCCTCTATGACATAGATGCCACCCTTTTTTATTTTTGGAAAATAAATTGGAAATCGCATGGCTTGATAATTAACTTCGTGGCTTGCATCATCCACGACTATATCAAATTCTATGTCAGAATAAAATTTGTTTATGATGGATGCGTCATTGGCATCATAAAATGTCACTTTTACATCCTCATCGTATTGCAATACATCCCTATTATCTATGCCATAAATGTTTGCCTTTTCAAAATAGGCTCGCCATAAAGCAAGACTATATCCAAAATCGGCTCCGATTTCCAAAAAATTGATTGGTTCATTTCGATAAGGTTCAAACAAGGTTGAATAAGTGTCTATATAACTATGAGTCGTACCCTTGTCAGTGTTAAAACCCAACAACAAAACCTCGTCATAAATTTCCTTAAGCGTTTTTTCCTTGTTTTGAATCGGTTTTACCGAAGGTCTGTAGGCTTGCCTTTTAATTTTCCATTCACTCATATTATTTGTTTTGTGTCACTCTTAGAAGATGCGTCATGTTTTTATTTATATTGATATTGTATTTCATTTGTATATTTTTTATTTGTTCCTCTGATATAGTTCTCAAGTCTATAATTTCAACTACTTTGAATACATCATTTTCTTTCATAAAATCTTGTTTAAAATACATTTCCCATAATCTTTTCCACGATGAATGATTATTTAATATATCACCTATTTTTGGTAAAGTGCCATATTCTTTTAAGTCATTGACATTCCAATAGAACGTCAATATTCTAGGTTTAGAGTCGCCAATTGTATGGCCTATATTTTCTTCATAAGTGAATAATTTGTTATATTTTAAATTGGTTTCTATCTGTTTTTCTATAGTTTTATCATGGTATAATGCTAAATCTTCTTCTTTAGGTAGAAACGCATATTCATTATGACCAGTAATGGTTTCATGCAATCTTCTATCCCATTTTATTCTGTCTGGAATCCTCTTATAAATTCGGCTTTGATAATCCGGCCAATTTACTATAGGTCTGTTACTACAAGATGGTGATGGAGTAAGTTTCCATCCCCATTGTTTAGCATGAGCATCCGTGACACCTTTAAAGTCATTTATCCTTGAAACGTATATTAATTCAACATTCAAATTCGTCGATATAATATCTCTGATATTAAAAATCAAAGTTTCAGACGGTAATTCATCCGCGTCGATTTGAAAGATCCAATCGCCTAAACATTTGGAATTACCAAAATTTTTATGTGAACCGTAATCATTGTTTAGTGCGTGTTGGAAAATAGATATTTTTTCAGATGCTTGGGTTAGAATTTTTTTCGTTTCTGCATTGTCTGAAAAATCATCCAGCACAACCATTTCATCTTCATCAAACTTGTTGTTTATCAATCGTTCTAAAAGCTTGATTAAGGTATCGGTTTCATTGTGAACGGTGATTAAATAGGAAATTTTCATGCCGAACTTGTTACATTACTACTACTGCTGCTATTAGAACTTGTTTCCGCTGAAGAGGTTGATGCATAACTACATGTAGGTGGTCTCAATTCACCTGTGACTGCATCTTTTACTACTCTTTTTAATTTGGGTAGAACCAATTTGGTTTCGGTAGCAAATTTGGGAACATATTGATCCAAAAGACCGTGAAACCTTTTGTCCATAGCTTGAAGGGAAAATTGTTCGACATTTCTTTTACGTAAAACTTCTGCCAATTCAAGATGTGGCCTGTAAAAATGAAAACAATTTTTCATCGATTCCATTGCCTTATTGTAATCCACGGTGAACCATGAAGACTCCTTAATCAACCATTCATTGACACAATCAGACGGAAGTGGTTTCACATCACCATGTAACAATTTACAAAGTTTTGGGTCAAGAAAATCCAAATGACCACTCCAATTGGAAACCAACAGCGGTTTACCACTTAACGTTGAAAGTAATAATGGATGACCAAAACCTTCACCATGAGTGAAGGAAATGTGTGCTTTAATCTTTGGATGATTATAAAGGGCATTCATTTCTGGTTCAGTCAGTTCTCCATACAAAATATAAACATTGGGAAGGTCGTTGGTTTTTCTTTCCTGTGCCACCATGCCTTTGACTGCTTTTAGCCGATTAATCATTTCATGCTTGTCCATGTTGCATATGGCTGCACCACTTGTTTTGATAATCAAGGCTGGTTTCTTTTTAAGTCCCATATTGGAAAAGGTCGTCAAAAAGCATTTGATTAGATTTCCTATGTCTTTTCTGTCATTGAACAATCCCCCGCTTGTCCACTGACCAACAAAAAGAAAACAAAAGTCTTCCTTGACCGCATATAATTCTTCTTCAACCCTTGGCTCAAACGATTTGTCGTTGCCATAAATTGACAGGTCGGCGCCCCAAAACAACACTTCCATAGGTTTTAGAGATTTTAATTCAGGTGGGGGTGGTTGATTGGGTTCAGGTTGCTTGTGGTAAGAGGCTTCCACAAACACTTTTTTGGCATGATTTGAAGTGACAAGATTCAAGTTCATTCGATTCAAGCCTTCAATCCAATCCGGTCTAGCCACGGTTGTTTCTATACCTGCAGTGATGCCGATGTTGTATTTTGCGGGTGGTTGAAATTCGTTGGGAATCGAACATTGAATAAACAATTCCGGTTGCCTGTTTACGGGCTGTCGGACAATTCTTTTGTATAATTCCTGTTCTATGGGGTCGGTCATATCGGATTCCAAATATTTTCGACTACATCCACCCCAACGAGTAGGAACAATCATCAGGTCATATTTGTCATATCGCAACAAACTTTTGGCTAATGCCATTCCCAAATCGCCATATCCGCTACGAGTCCACATCGGACTCTGAAATATACACAATGGTTTACTCATATCATTTATTCTTGATTCTTTTAAAATGAATCTATTATTTTTGCTCCAAATTTATTTTTAAATTCGTTAATCAATTCATCTGCGCATTCATCACATAAATGAATTTCAATTTCTGTCATATCATGTTGGCTTCCATACCAAAAATTCATTTTTAATTGGCCGAAGCATTCTCTGTCAGGATGATGGTCACAGAAAAATTTTGATTCTTCGTTAACTTTGGGTACAATAATTTTTTTCATTTATACGATTTTTTTCTCTCTTTCCTTAATTATTGATTCGTATTTTTGTGGAGTGGGAATTTCCGACGCTCCTGTTTTCTTCCATTTGTCAATTAAATTACTAGCTTCTTTCGGCGATTCAATTTTTTTTTCTGTAATGGTTGATGTCGTGCTACCAAACCCACCCGTTCCTCTTGTGGTAGTTGTTAAATCTGCCACCACCATCCAATCAATGGGATTGGTGACTTCGGCTACAACTTGACCGATTTTGTCCCCTTTCTTGTAGATTTTATCTATATTGATTTGTCCTCTCAAGGTTTTTCTTCCCGTGACATCATCAAGTGGAACGACGCATGGAAACATATCATCCGGTTGCCATATGTATTTAAAACACAAAATCAATTCGCCTCTGTAATCATTATCAATCAATCCAATGCTATTTGCCAAAACCAAATTATATTTTCTTACACTTGAACGGGGAAAAATAAGTGTGTGGTAATTTTGAATGTGGGAACTTATAAATACTGCTGCCATTTCCTGCTGTGGAGCAATAAACAATCCTGTTTTGTATTCTATGTAATCTATTGATTTCCAAATATTTGCCCCATCCTGTTCTCCTATAATTTTGGGGTCTTCCAAGGCTATAACATCATAGCCTGAGGATTGTGGAGTGGCGGCTTGAGGTATAATTAAATCTTTTGAATCTTTGACGTGTATTTTCATGTAACCTATTATATCGTAACCATTAGATTATTCAACTTATTATAGTTGTTCTACCAACACTTCATATTTAAATCCACATAATTTATATCTAATAATATCATACCACTTTGGTATTTCAGTTAAATCAACAACCACTCCTTCTTTTATCGTCAATCTTGCTACTGCCGGGCTGGTATTTATTCCTGCCAATAGTCTAAATCGATTTTTAAAGTTGTTTCTTTCATTAATTTTTCCTCGATGAAGAGAACTAGATAAATTTTGAAAGAACGATGGCTTTTTAGTTTCTGCTTCTTCATCAGTGGATGTAGTAGATGTAGTGGTGGCAATACCTGATTCCAATTCATCAATCATTTCATCCAAGTCTTTCTTGGTGACGCCATCTTCCTCTATCTTTTGACTTATTGTTGCACTGTGTTCAGGAAATGCTTCTTCTAATGCTGCTTTAGCATTTTTTAATGCTTCGGTTCTTTGATTTTTTGCTTCGGTTATGCAAGCTGCCATTACTTTTCGCTCTTTTTCGTTCATAATTTTATTTCTAAAAGGTCTATACTTGTGGATGACTTATCATAAACTACAATAGGTAATTTTTCGTCGATAATTCCCGTACCTTCTCTAAACTGTTCATTAATCTTATCAGCATATTTTTTATAATCTTCTTCTTTTTTGAAGCGAGTGCTGTCAAGACCTATAAACAAAATAGATTTTGATTTTGATTTTTTCATATATTTATCTTTTCTATTTCTTGTTTGATTTTATCTTTATCAAATTTTGGAATTTCAAACCCCATACCACCCGGCATCAAGTTGCCCACATAATCCTTTTCGGTGAAAATACTGAAAGGTTTTACTGGTTTAAAATTATCCAATGTATAGTTCATACATTTGATAAATTGGTCGCACATGTTTTCAGCATTGATACCTCCTTCCTTCAATGCCCATTCTCTTCCTTGCTGACCACACCATTCTCTTTTTTTAGGACCGGCTAGATACCAATACATCAAGCCTTCGGCTGCATCTTCCCAACGTGTCATATCATCAAAAATATATGGCGTTGGTATGGAACCTTGGATACATTGTACTGGCGGATAAACAGGATACGCCCAAACACCATGCTTCTTATACTTTCCTACATTATTTGACCCGAAGTTTAAATCAAATTCAATGGGCGAACCATCGTCCTTTGTTTGCCCAATTTGATCCTGCAAGCCACCCGTCACCGCTACGATAATGGGCGTCCCACTCATGAGTGATTCAGCCGTTGAAAGACCAAATCCTTCATTGGATGATATGTTAATGGTAACGTCAGCCATGTTATACAACAGGTTCATATCTTGTGGTGAATATTTTGATGTGGAAAAGATAACGTCATAATTTGGACAAAACGCTTCCTTGACTGCAATCAAATCTGTTCCAGCATCCTGACGGACTTCGGTGTGTAATACCAATACACATTTTGCCGCTTCCTCAGGTGTGAGATTGTCACAAAGGGCTTTGTAGGCCAACATAATATTGCTGGTTCTTTTTCTCTGAACATTGCGTGAATTGTAAAAGATTACAAAATCATAATTCTTGTTGTTGAAAATTTCTTTTTTTCTTTTCTTTAAATTGGCATCGTCGTCGGGAATGGGATAAAAAATGGTCTTATTAATTCCATGCGGAACGTAATGCAATACGGCTCTTCCATCGGTATTTGGAGAATCTATGGTGGAAATTTTATCAGGACCCAATACCCATTTGTTTATATTATAGGTTTGTTTGCTGATTGACATCAATAAATCACAGGATTCATAATATGGCCTGTTATACATCGGATATGGTACATCGTCCCAAATGTTGTAATATGTGAGTGGTATTTTGGACCTGATTTGCCTTTCTAGGGAATATAACCACCCCCAAAATCTTGGATCTGTGAAATGCATAATGAAATCGGGTTTTTCTCTATCCATAATAGCAAACAAAAGTTCCTCATTCCCATAACCATCAACAGGATAAATTGTAACGTGTGCGTCTTTAACGCCTGTCATTTGCGCAGTAGCCGCATCCATGTTGATTACTTTGCCTTTTTCAGGATGTTGAATTGCACCGGCAATCTGAACCCAATCATAAGCCTTGACTGTTCCCAAAACGAGTTCTCTACTCATTGTAGCGACTCCTGAATGCATTCTTAAGTCGTCTGATAGTAATAAACCTTTTGGTTTTTTGTTAATTGCTGTAGTATCCATAACTTAATTTTTTAAAACAATTTTCTTCGGTTTGACTATCAAGTGAACATAGGCTGGGTCTCCGGTGTTTTGCCAATCAAAATTACTACAATCAACGTCATCCAATGATGCATCAGATATTTCCCATTCTTCTACGACATTTCCAACTGGTCCAAGAATTTTCAGAGTTATATCCCATGTAGTGTTTTTTGTTGTGATAGCCTTCATTATAGCATGTGTCGTACTTGGGTCAATTGGGTCATAACACATTATACTAAGGGCACCGTATTCAACTTCCCCAATAGAATTTATACTAAGTTTTGGTCTATCTATTGCATTGATAACATAAGAAGGAATTACGATTTCACCTTTTTTATTTTTGATAGAAGCGATAAATCGATTTTCTGTTTTGGGTTCATATGCTGTAAATTTATCTTTTTTAGAGACGGTCATATTAATAGTTTTTCTTTTTGTACCCACTTTATAGTGGTACTGTCTTTTAATATGAGATTCAGGTGTGGTTTTATGTTTCTTGCTTTTCATAGAACAACAGAAGTTAAGAACCGAATGAACCGGTTTCGCTTAGAACAGGGACAACGAAATTGTTCACAAGAGTTCTGAATGAGGAACTAGAAGAAGTGTCACCAACATAAAGGTTGACGCACTTTTCAACGAATGTTTGAAGAGTAAGATTGTTTTGAATGCCTAATATCTTAAAATTATCATAAAGGCTTTTTTCAATCTTTACCGTAGTAGCTGTTTTTGTTTTCATATATACATGTAAAAGTGTTTACATGTTTATATATGAAGTAGATTGAGAAAAATGTTATTTATATTAAGATGGTGGATTCAAAATATAATTTACAAGTTGTTCGCGGGTTTTCCACCACGTTTTTCCTTCTTGTGATTCATAAATAGCGCAATAATCGTCTGTTCCATAAAGAATAGACAGTTTTTCGTATTTTGAATCGGGGTCAAAATGAATTTGTATGTCAGTAATTTTCATTGGTATGATTTTACCATCACGCATATGCCAAAGGATTTCATTTACATCATATTTTGTTTCAAATTTCATAACTCATCTTTTGGAATATCTGAAACCGCATCACAATTTTTGCCTTTGTGTGGGCAATAACGACAATTTTTCTTTCCTTTACCGGGATTTTTAAGATAAATTTTGGCATCTTCTACAAACTTGCCATTGGGTGTGAAACATTCCGTAACAAATTCGGAGAAGTTATTCAGGGCTCCCGCTACCGCTCGCTGATTATTCTTTGGAACGAAGGTCTGAATTCGACTTTGAGGATAAGCATAATTTTCCCAAAGTTTTCTTCTTAAAATGAAAAATTCAACGTCAATCATGTCAATATCAACATTGTATTTTCTACTAAAAAATGCTTTATAGAGAAGAATTTGAGAGATTTTAGCTTCATCATCCCTTTGATAGTGATTCCAGCCGCTGGTGGACGTTTTGATATCAATGATTTTGTATCTGCCTGTTGCCTTTTCTCTCAATACCACATCAAGGTAACAAACAAATTCCACATCGTTTTTGATGGGCATGATGATTTCATCTTCAATGGAAATGAATTCATATTTGCCTGATGGAAAATGCTTGATACGATTGGTTACATTGGTGAATGCAACAATAATGTTGTCACCATCGTCACAATAGTCCTTGTAGTCTTTTGGTTCAACCACAACCTTTGTGTTTTTTAATTCTCTATCAAAAGCAGTTTTGAATACTTCATAAAGGTTATGCGTGTCAGCTTCTTTTGCAGATTTTTTATACAAAGTCTCAATATAAAGTTGAACGGCTTCGTGCATGGCTGTACCAAAACATGTATTGACATTATCCTCAAATTCGCGTAGTCCTTTTACATGGTCAAGATACCATCTATGTCGGCAATTAAACCAATTGGAGAATTGGGAAAAACTGACCCGTTTTTTGCCATTGGTTGGTGTTAAATTTTTTTCCATTAATTTACTTTATCAGTGTTTGCATAATCTGTCAAATATTTATAGAACCAAAGAAAATGACACGAATATTATAAATTGACTTCTTTTTGCGGCGGAGTATAATCATTGACGATGAGAATTAGTCAACTTCAATCATTAACGCAGGAAGAGCTTCAACTTCTTCTTTATGTGGTCAATGTAATGGAACCATTGACCAATCCAAAAACAGATATAGGTTTCAAAGAACTTTTGTGGTTCAAGCATGAGGTTCTTTTACAGAAACTTTCCAAACATGAATCAAAATTGACGCCCGAAGGACAAGTTGTATTCAAAAATTTGATGACCAAATTAAATAAAACCGCAACCGAAGAGGCAAAAGATTATGAACATACCTCAAAACCAATTTTTATCCAATCAGAGTTTTCATTCTGAATATATTGAATTTGTTTGGAAATTTCCAAAAAAACAAGAATTGGGACAGTGGCAATTTATCTGTCAATTCAGAAAAAACGGAAGTGTATATTTTGAATTAGGTGATGAAGATGATTTTCATGACAATTCAGCACATGTTGATTTACCATCATATAAACAATTCAATGAACAGGGTTTTGTTATTTTGTTTGATGAATATTTTCACGAAGGAAAAGATTTAGCAGAATTGGGCGAAGAAGTTGTAAAATATTTGAATGAATTATGAAAAAAAGAATATTGGTGGTTGATAAAAAGAAAAACAAGAAACACAAGAAAAGAAAGAAGGATGGGATTTTATTTACCAGAATATATACATAAATAAAAAGGATTGGGTTGTTCATCTTTGGGATGACGAAAAAGGTTATACCTCATTTGATTATCCAAAATATGCATACAAGAAAAAGGTAGGTGGACCGGAACGTTCACTTTACGGCGACGAACTTGTAAAAGTATTCAACTATAATGATAATGACCCCGAATTGTTTGAATCCGATGTTCCAGCCGAAACGAGAGTTCTTATGGATACCTATGTGGATTCGGACGAACCATCCAAAGGACATAAGGTCGGAGTTATTGATATTGAAGTGTCCACCGAAGGTGGGTTTCCCAACATGGAAACGGCCAACAAGGAAATTACAGGCATTTCATTATTTGATTATTTGACCAAGACCTGTTATGTGTTTATTCTTGATAAAGACCATAAAATAGATTCCAAGGAAGAGGAAGTTGAACCTTGGTTGCCAAAGGATTGGAAGATTACCACTGATGAAGAAAGACAGAAGGTAAAAATTGTTACAAGGTCGTTTGACGATGAAGACAATCTTTTGATAAGTTTCATGGATAAATGGCAAGAGTGTGCGTTCACAATCGTTACAGGTTGGAATGTTGATTATTTTGACATGCCTTATCTTTATCTTCGTTTGAAAAATTGTCTTGGTGCAAAAGCGGCCAAGTGCTTGTCACCCATCGGTGCAGCCTACGTAAACGGTTTTAGTAAAAAATTAACCGTGGGTGGCATATCCGTTCTTGATTACATTTTGTTATACAAAAAATTCTCAGGAAAAATGGAACCCACTTATGCTCTTGGTCCGATAGGTCAAAAGACGGTAGGTATAGGTAAAATTCAGTATCACGGTAATTTAAATGACCTGTATAAAGCAGACATCAATAAGTTTTTGGAATATAACATGACCGACGTTAAAATTGTTGTAGCGTTGGACAGAAAACTTAAATTTATTGATTTGGCTAGAAACATTTGCCATGTCGGCCATGTTCCTTACGATAACTTTCATATGTCATCAAGATATCTCGATGGCGCCACACTGATTTATTTGAAACGCAATGGTGGTTTGATTGCGCCAAACAAACCTTCACAGGGAAGACAGGATTATGAAGACAGATTGGAAGAAGGAGAAGAAGGCTTTTCGGGTGCTTTTGTAAAAGAACCCGTGCCGGGAAGGTATAATTGGGTCTTTGACCTTGATTTAACTTCCATGTATCCCAATATCATCATTTCTTTGAATATATCACCTGAAACAAAGGTGGGTAAGCTGGAAAATTATTCGGTTGAATCCCACGTAAAGGGTGAATTGACAAATTATCGGGTGGGTCAGGCTGATTATACACCACAAGAATTTGGAGAATGGATTGAAAAATGTAATTATTCGTTATCTTCCAATGGGGTGCTTTATAGGCAGGATAAAAGGGGTGTGATACCAATATTGTTGGATTTGTGGTTTAAACAACGCAAAGACATGAGAAAGAAGGCTGCCGAATTCAAAAAGGCAGGTGACATGGAGCAATATAATTTCTACAATCAACGACAAGCGGTTTGGAAAATCTTGCTTAATTCATTTTATGGAGTTTTGGGATTGCCTGTGTTTCGTTTCTATGATGTGGATAATGCTGAAGCGGTCACTACAACCGGTGTGGATATCATCAAGACTACCGCAAAAGCAATAAATGTTTATTACAAACAAGCTTTGGACACCGCTGAAGATGGTGATTGGGTGATTTATAGTGATACCGATTCGTGTTTTGTTGATTCAATTCCCATTATCAAGAAGAGATTTCCAAACATAGATTTGAATAATGAGGATGACATGACAAAAGCCATCATGAGCGTCACCACCGAAGTTCAGAGCTATGTGAATCAGTTCTATAACGTCATGGCTAAACGTTTTTTCAATTTGAATAAACACACGTTTGATGCTAAACAGGAAGTTATCAGTAAATCGTCGTTTTGGCTGGCTAAGAAACGATATGCACAGTGGATTATTCATGAAGAAGGTGCCTTATTGAAACAACCAAGGTTGGAAGTAAAGGGCATTGACGTGGTGCGTTCATCATTTCCAGCTTCATTTCGCAAGTTTATGGATTCTTTTTTGAGAAAATTATTGACCGATGTTCCCAAAAAAGAATTGGATGACATGATTCTCAAATTTAGGGAAGATATGAAGACTTTTGATGTTCTTGATATAGCAAAGAACACTTCCGTAAAATTTATAAGTCAGGACGGAACCAAAAATTATAACCCCGACAGTCGGTTGCCATTTCATTTTGAATTGGCCACTCCCGCTCAAGCCAAAGCCGCGTTAGCGTATAATGATTTGTTGATTAAATTGGGATTGGAAAGAGATTTTGAACCCATTCATCACGGCCAAAAAATCAAATGGGTATATTTACAAACCAACCAATACGGTCTTGATGCTTTGGCATTAAAAGGTGATGGAAACGACCCTGATGAAATAATAGACCTTGTAAATCAGTTGGTGGACAGAAAAAAGATGTTCGAGCAAGAATTAAAATCAAAATTTGCAAACGGCAAAAACGATGGAATTTATGATGTGTTCAAGTGGACATTTCCAAATCCAGCGATGAAAACAGCAAGTCAGTTTTTTGATTTTGGAGCATGAAAGAATATTTAAAATCCGAACAAGAAGATAATACCTATTGTTTATTAGAGAGATTCTCTGACAACAATTCAGTTAAGGGATGGTTTATTTTACATATAGAAACTCCTCTGAAAGAACTTCCCGCTGATGGTAAGATAGTGGGAACGTATGTCATTCATAATGATGAATGCCGTGTAGTTTTTATAAACAAGAATTAAAATGAATACCGAATAATATTTGACTAAAATAGGTGGTTATGATAGAATGACCGATTATGAATACAACCCCGTACATCAACCGAGCCGCTATTAAAAAACTTGCTTTGGACTATGCTAAAGCCAACCGAGCAGGACGTTTTACCCGTGTGGGTAAGGAATTTTTTGAACGAATCAATTCAAAAGTTCGCAATCTTGTTACAAGTGAAGTTCAGAGCCATCCAAGTATTGGAAAAACATTAAAATGAGTGTTGCTGTATTTAAAAATAAATGGGAAAAGATAAAAGTTGAATGCCCTTGGTGTGGCGCAACACAAATTGAAAATATTGTTACTAATGTAAGTAGTTTTAAAAATATACAATGCTTTTATTGTGGTAACGATTTTTATTATAACCATATAAAATGTGAAAGCACGAAAATTGAAAAATTGTAAGTATGTCTATAGGAACACCATATAGCCACTGTCCCCGTTGTTGGGACCATTATGATGTATGCAAATGCACGGAAGCAGAAATGCGTGAATATGAAGACAATCTAAAAAAAGAGAAAAATGTTAGTAATGCTTTTAGTAGTGGTTATTCTTTAGGTCTTAAAAACGGATATACCATAGCTTTCCAACTTTGTAAATCAAGAGTATTAACTATTCTTAAACAAGATATTCAAAATTGTGACTTATCTTGGGAGTCTTGTGATAAACGATTTATTGAAAAGATAGAAAAATTATGAAAGACACCGATAAAACCTTTACAATTAAATGTACCATGAAAGATAGGTGGGTTCCTCATTTTTTAGCTATGTTAAAATACATGGCATATCTTGGCAGAATTGGAGCATCCCGCAAAGTGACAATATATGCAGATGGTGATGGCGACTTTCATCCAAAGTTTGAGTGGGACGAATCTTTACCAACTGATGTTAAACCAATAACAGATGTTAATGGTGATAGATTTTATGATGCCGAATAATTTTCATGAAATTTGATTTCAAAATCAAGAAAGTAAACAAATACACCGCAGCCGAATTAGTTCAAGAACATCATTACTCAAAAGTAATGCCCCGACTTACCAAACATTATCTTGGTGTATTCATTGGAGATAAAATGGTTGGCGTTCTGACTCTTGGTTGGGGAACACAACCCCTTGCGACCATTCGAAAACTTTTTCCTGCACTTACCACCAAGGACTATTATGAAATTGGCAAAATGTGTATGCTTCCTGAAATGCCAAAAAATTCCGAGTCACAAATGCTATCAGCAGTAGTCAAATGGATGAAAATAAATTTGCCGGAAAGATTGTTTTTATATACTTGGGCAGATGGCATTGTGGGAAAATGTGGTTATGTTTATCAGTCTGCCAATTTTTTATATGGTGGCTTTATATGGACAGACATTTATATTGGCCCTGATGGTGAAAAGATTCATCCAAGAACCGCACACAACCTTTGTGTTGAAAACGCTAAGTTTTGTAATAAGGAAAAAATATTTTGGTTGACCCGTGATTTTATGAAAACGAAAGGCATCGTTAGAATAAGGGGAAAACAATTCAGGTACATTATGCCGTTGTCGAAGGTGGCTAGGAAAATGCTTGACAAATCAACGGTTAAATGGACAATAGACTATCCAAAAGAAAAAGATTTGGAATGGAAAAAACAAGTTGATGGCGGTTATGAAACCATTAAAGAATTTCCAAAAATTAATTTGGGTGTAGTCAACATTAATAAAAAAAATGTTGATTCTTATAAAAGAAAAGAAAATCCGTTTTTCGGATAGAAATATATAAATTATGAATAAGGAAAAAATATTCGGTTTTGAATATTACCAAAAACCAAGTTGTATTATGCTAGTTCCTACGCCGTATGGTGGTAACTATATTAATGCGTTGTCATTGTTGATTAATAACGACTCTTCAACACCTGACAGAAAAGAATTATTGGAAGAGTCAAAGAAAATAATAGAACGCATTGTAAATAAACTGTACAAAGAAGGAGAAGTTCAATAATATTTTATAATATGGGTGAAAGATTTATCATCAGTTACAAATCCATCTTTGACACTCCTGCTGATGCCTACGTAAATACCATTAACTGTGTGGGAGTTATGGGTGCCGGTATTGCTTTGGAGTTCAAAAAACGTTATCCAAAGATGTTTGAAGATTACAAGGAGAAATGTTCCAAACATGGAATTCGTCCCGGCGATTGTTACACATATTTTGATTTGGAACATCATGTCTATCTTCTTGGCTTGGCGGTGAAGGATGATTGGAAGTATTGGAGCACCCTTGAATGGATTGATGCGTCAATCAAATCATTGAAACTTGCCATTTTGGAAAATGACATAAAATCTGTGAACATGCCTCTTCTTGGGGGAAAAAATGGAAGGCGGGGGCCGTATGGAAAAGTCATCGGTTTTACTCCACCACCTGAAAGAACAGAACTAAAATGTCTTATTGAAGCTGAATTAAAACCTTTTGCTGAAAAGTTTGGTGTAGCTATTCAATTGTGCATTCCTGACGAAGCACCTGTAAAACCCAAGATAACCTTGGATACATTCATATGAATAATAGAGAAATAAGATTTAGAATTTGGGTTAAATCAGAAAAGAAAATTTATAATTGGTTTGGTAATGAAGACATCATATTGGATGCTATTCAATATGAGTGTGGTGATGAATGGACAGAAGATTGTGAAGTAATGCAATATACCGGTTTCAAAGACCAAAATGGTAAAGAGATTTATGAAGGTGATATAATAACAAATCATGCCAAATCAGAATTTATTCCTAAAATAGCCGAAGTAAAATTTTGTCGTGGTGCGTATATTGCTGATTGTGGGTCTGCATTATTAAGTATGTCGTTTACACAAAGAATGATTGAAGGAACCGTTGAAATCATCGGAAATATTTTTGAAACGCCCAATCTTTTAAAAAAAATAGACAAAATACAACAGCTGTGATAAGATGAAGAATCATTGGAGAATATAACTATGGAAAAGAAAAATATTGAAACATTTATTAAAAAATATCATTTGGGTGGCATCGTTGAAGGCGTCAGATGGTATGCCGACAACAACGATTTAATGGTGAGAGCGATGAGTTCCGACAGAAAGTTGTTTGATTCTGTTCGGTTGGAAAAGGGAGCGTTTTTCACAGGCCTTGAAATCGGCATTCAAGACACCAACAAATTCAAAGGGATGTTACCTGTTCTTTCCGATAATATTTCATTTACCTTGGACATGGATGAAAACGACAAGACAAGGGTTCGCAAGGTAATTGTGGATGATGGAAAATATGTGGTCACATATGTTGCTGCGGGCGTTGATGGTGTCGAAGCTGCACCAACCATGAAAACGATTCCACCGTTCACCGTCGAGGTCGTTTGTAACGCAGAATTGGTTGGCGCCTTTAACAAAGCATTTAGTGGTGTGGATGACAAGGATGCGTTGTTCACGCTCATTATGAACAAGAAGAAACAAAAATTGGAAATGATTTTGGGTTACAAGGAAAAGAACCTCTCTGACCGAATTGCCTTGGAAATCACCACGACTGCGGGCAAGGATACCGTAAAGAATCCAATCAGTTTCAATGCTAAACATCTTAAGGAAATTTTTGCCGCAAATAGTGAGGTAAGTGACTCTGTTCTTGGAGTATCAGAAGCCGGTTTGGCAGGAATAGCTTTTGATGCAAGCGGTTTCAAGAGTCAATATTATTTGGTTAAAACCGAAGTGGAAGATTAATAATAACAATAAATTAAAACAAAGGAAATAACATGAAAACGAATCAAACTCAACAAAATTATTACGGTCTATTTTACAAGAGTCACGGTGAATGGATTGGGCCGTGGTTCAAGGAAGTTCTCACCAAAAAAGAAATCACAGCGGAACTTCCCCGTGCTAGAAAAATTTTGAAATCCAAAGTTAGCACTCGCAAGGTCAAATTTATCTAATTATGGATTTTTTGGTTGAAGAAAGTAGAGTCCCCAAGAGAGACCATTCATTGTGGGTGGAGAAATATAGACCAACTACAATGGATGCTTTCATTGGTAATGACAGTGTAAAGGAGAAATTTTCCCAATTTATCAAAAAGGGTGATTTTCAGCATATTTTGTTGTTTGGCCCTGCTGGAACGGGTAAAACTTCCTTGGCAAAAATTCTCACAAATAATGTCCAATGTGATTCAATGTACATCAATGCATCAGACCAAAATGGTGTCGAGGATGTAAGAGTCAAAATGAAGAATTATGCTTCATCAGCGGGATTTTATCCTCTTAAAGTCATCATTCTTGACGAAGCCGATAGATTGTCTCAGGATGCACAAGGCATTCTTAGAAACATGCTGGAGACTTATTCAGCCCATACACGATTCATTCTAACATGTAATTATGTGGAAAAAATGATTGACCCGATTTCATCAAGGATGCAATCGTTTGAAATCAAGCCAATCTCCAAAAAGGAAGTAGCACTTAGATTGGTGGAAATTTTGCAAAATGAAAAGGTGTCATTTACGCAGGAAGATATTGTTTTCATTGTCAACACTTACTATCCTGACATCAGAAAAGTAATCAATTTTGCTCAACAATCAACCATCGAAACAGTGGATGATACGGGAAATACAGTTCTTAAAATCAAGATTTCCAAGGAAAATGCCGTGGAAATGGACATGCTGAACAAATTAGTTGATTTGCTAAAAACACCAAATAAAGCTGGTGTATTCAATGAAATTCGTCAAATAACCACCGAATTTGATGCAGGGTCATTGGAGACGGTTTATAGATATTTGTTTGATAAGGTGGAAGAATATGCCAAAGGAAAAGAAGCATTAATTATATATGAATTAGCTGATTCTATATATCAATCGGGGCTAGTTATACCAAAAGTTAGAGATATAACATTTTTAGCGTGTATGTATAAGATACTGAAACATTTAAAATAAGAAAAATTATGGAACTGCCAAGAAAGTTACCGGAAGGAAGAGAGCATAAAAGAATCCTTGGTGAATTTTACGACCTCTACAAAAATAGACCGTGGTTTTACAGAGCTGAGTTGATGGAAATGCATCCTGACCATTTAAAGCCTACACTTCAAGTCTATTGTGATTTTGAACCGGCTTTGGAAAGAAAGGAAATAGTTCAATTTGCAGCCACTTATAATTTGGCATTGGAAATTATTATTCGCCCGAATAAAAAATAAGGAAAATTATGGAAAATCAACCAACCGAACAGGTCAATCACATAGAGCTGCCGCATCATTATAAACAATTGCCGGACAGGTTAAGACTAGCTCTAGGTGAATTTTACGATAATTCCAAAAACAAGCAATGGTTTCGTCGTGCAGAGATTGTTCAACAACATCCTATGCACATGAAAAATACACTTGAAATTTATTGTGAGTATGCTCCGGTATTGGAAATGAAGGAGATACTTCAATTTACGGCTAAATATGATTTAGCCTTGGAAATTGTTGCTCGCTCAAATCAGGGATAAGAATTGTTATTAAAAAAGAGGTTATGGCCGTCGCAAAAAAGATCACGCCAAAAGTTCATATTCTTCGTGGAACACGATGTTATTTGATAGGCCACATGCAGTATGCAAATGGCCGGCCTTGGAGAGAAATCGTTAAACAAAAATTGAAATACTGTGGCATAAGATTCTTTGACCCATATTACAAACCGTTTGTTCACGATATACCGGAAGATGAATCGGCTAGAGACGACCTGAAACATTGGATGGAAACAGGTCAATATGATTTGGTTCAACAACGCATGTGGGATGTTCGTGGTTATGATTTGAGACTGTGCGACATTTGTGATTTTTTCATTGCTCACATTATTCCTGACGTAGCTTCGTGGGGTAGCGCTGAAGAAATAACCACAATCATTCGTGAGAAGAAACCGTTGTTTTTATCGGTGGAAGGTGGCAAATCAAAATGCCCACTTTGGCTTATGGGCGTTGTTCCTCACAAATACATTTACGATAACATTGAAGATGTGATTGACATGATTAAACACATAGACAATGGGTTTGTAAAAACAAACAGTGACCGATGGAAGTTACTGAAACCGGAAATTAGATAATATGAGAATACACGAATGGAAAAAGCATTTTGCTAAAAAGCTACACGATAGATGGGACAGAAGTGAAAATTATGTTGAAGGCAATTGTTATGATTTACCAAATGAAGGATCTGTTCAATGTCAACTTTCAAAAATTAGGGGTGGTGGTAATTACAAGATATTTTATTTGAGAGCAGGTAAAATTAGTGTAGAAGAAATAAATTTGGAATTGATTTCCGAAAACATTTATGTGGACGAACCGCAATACCTTTAAAATATGGCTAATTACGAACTGATAGCAATAAAAAGAAAATGGGTTCCGAATTGGCTTTTTGCAGTTTTTGCTTGGCCTGTGGATTTGATAGTTCATCAACCTTTTAGGTGGATATTTACCATACCTGTAAACGAAGAATGATTTAAAATACAACCGAAATTATAAGCTCGATTATTTGTGAGTATAACCCTCAAACATTTGAACTTTATTTTGTTCATGATTGTTTCATAGAATGACCCGAACAAATAATTGAGGAAAGTTTCTGTTTGACCGGCATCTTGTGATGTCGGTTTTTTATGCGGTCATATATAATAGTTTCTTTATTATCCATACTATTTATATGATATGGCAAAAAGAGTCATTAAAAGAATCATTAGAGAAAACGCTATAGATGGAGCACCCGGTGGTGGTAGCGGGACATTGAATTACCAAACGGGGTATGGTACTCCCGGCGGTGGAAATATTACGCAAAATCCATCCAAGTTCTCTTCATCCGACAAAACCCAAGACCATTTTCAACCCAACACAAGTTCCGGCTCTGCTGTTCCTTCTATGCCTGACAGGCCTGACAAAGATGGTCAAGGAAGTAAGACAATAACAGGATATCCCGATGGTAAAATTGTTCAGGATAAAGAAACCGATGGTGGCGAAGGAGTAGCTGGACAAAAAATGGGCAATCAAATCATGAGTCCTGCTGGTGCGGCGGATAAAGCACAATCTGAACGACCTCTTAATCCCGATGCCCGATTTGACCCACAAGTTGACCAATTATTTCAGGGAAAGAAACAAACGCCTTCTCCTGATGAAATAATGTCAGCGCTTCAATACGAATTAAGTCAAATGGTCAAAAAAGACAAAGCCATAGCTAAACAAACCGTATTGAAAAACATGAAAGAAGACCCCCATTATTACAGTAGGCTCCATATGTTAAACATTGATGATAAAAAAATGAAAGTTGATGAAACCACTTTTTCCAAAACAAAAGCGGTTCTTGATGAAATGATTGCTGAAAAGCAGAAGAGCGTGGCGGTGGCCAATACGCCGGAACTTGATAAAATCTTCAAAGACCTATATGACAAACGAAAGGCTGTCAAGAAATTAAGTCTATCTTAATATTTTGTCGGTTTTAACAAAATAAGCGAATATTTATATACATCTATGAACTATCGAGATTTCTTCAAAAATAAAAAGGCAACTGCGAAAGATATTCAAAATCTTATTCCGGAAGGTGTTGACGCAAAAGAATTTCAAAAAGGCATCCTTGCTGAAATTAAACAGACCGAAGATGAATTTGTTGCCGCCAAGATCGCAAGTAAAAATTTGCAAAGCGATGCACATTACTATTCCAAGATTCAAGAACATTGTGGTTACTGCGGCGAAGATGAAGAAGAGGAAGAAGGCAGTGGTGAATATGATGACAATGGTGGTTTGCCTCTTTTGGGCGGCGCTTTAAATGTTCCTCATCATGGCCAACCAATTCGCCTCGGTAAAGTTATACAAATTGGCCGGGGATTCGGTGGCCCAGCCACCGGTGAGTTATCAGGTATGACCGCAGCCGGCAGTAGTACGGAAAAAGCTGGCGTGGCCAAGGATAAAGGTGGTCTTCTTGTCAGTCAAGATGGTGATAAGGAAACTATAACCGCAGGTGGTAAGAAAACTGATGGTTCGGTGGCTTCCAAATCGGTTGGTGGTGCCGTTGCACCGGGTGAAGGTCAAAAACAGGGTGGTTTGAACACCAAGGGCACCATTGCTAATACTCCAAAATTGGATGAAAATAAGGCCCAAGTCCGTAAAATTGTCAAAGAAGTCTTGAAGGAAATCCGATTTGACAAAGAGAGTGGCAAATGGGTTAAATTAAATGAAGGTGGACATAAGGCTGGATGCAAATGCGCATTTTGTAAAAATAAAGGGTCATTTGGGAAGAAGGATAAAAAGGAAGAAATGGATGAAGCAACAGTTGACATGAAAATGGGTCCTTCGTATAAAGTGGTTCAACCTATTTTGGCTAAAACTTCCGAACCTGACATGTTTGCTAGAACCAATCAATATGAACCTGAAATCAGTGAAATGTATGATGACGAAGAAGAATGCATGATGAATGAACGTTATGTTGCGTTAGCCAATGCACAACGCAATCTGACTGAAACCGAATTGTCTGAATTAAAGAGTCTTCGTGAAAAGATTGATAGGATTTCTGAAAAGAAAAAATTTCTAAAAAAGGCTGTAAATCCTGCTCATAAAGGATATTGCACACCAATGTCTAAGCCTACCTGCACTCCACATCGTAAAGCATTTGCTAGAATGGCTAAAGCCGGTAAATTTAGTAAAAACGACGAATCAATAGAAGAAGTAGCGCCTCCGGGATGGGAAGGAACGGTAAAGGCTATGAAGAAACATTCTGTTGGTGGTGCCAAAAGATGGAATCCCAAAAAGGAGGAAGAGGAAGAAACTGTAGGCGTGGAAGAAGCTGAAAAGAAAAAGATTACCAATCCCTATGCATTAGCATGGTGGATGAAGAATAAAGGCTATAAATCCCACAAGGAAGAGGATGAAGCTTTAGACCCACAAAAATATCCCGGCGCAGAAGAGATGGACGAGGCTACGGTTGACATGAAAATGGGACCGTCATATAAGGTTGTTCAGCCAACATTAGCTAAGACTTCTGAACCTGACATGTTTGCTAGAACAAACCAATACGACCCCGAAGTAAGTGAAGGTGAAGAACAAGAAGATGAAGCTGCAATGGACGAAGCTGGTGGACAGGCGGTTCAGCATAGTTCCTACAGAACCATTACTCATGGAAACCTTCCGCAATCAGGAAAACAAAGATGGGCGGATGATTTGGATGAAGCTTCCAAAAAGCCGAGCAAGGTGGCCAAAACCATTCAAAAGGGAATGAAACCAAAGACCACTTTGAAAAATCCAAAACTAAAATTTCAGAAACCAAAGAAAACTACTAGCGGTGTCCATAAAAGAAAGCCGTAATTTTTTCAATGTGCGCATTAAAAAATCACAAAAAAAGCTGAGTGCTTATCGTTCCCACATGGGAATACGAGAAGGTCTTAGTTTTAGTGATTATTTTGATGATTCTGTTCCTTACGAAGTAAAACCTACTTTTGTAACCACTCCAACCTGTGAAGAGAACGACAATGCGGATTTTGTCCAACCCGTGGATTATCCTACCCGTGCCAAAGATTTGTTTAAAGGTCTTTGGGAAGAGACAGGTGAATCTAGGATTCTTGCAAGTGGTGGTTATTGGTTGACACCGGAATGCAAGTTTGAGGATGCTTACATAGGTAGTAATAGTCATGAATTGTGGGCTAAAAATTATTTAAAAACCCACGACATACCTCTGAGCCATGAAGGCTCGGCCAAAGCTTTAAAAGACATGGGATTCGTCCGAATTTTGGTTCAAGAAGGGTTGATGCTAATAGGTTATACGTTACCACCAACGGATAAACAATGGGACATTTTGATAGATAGTGCAAATAAGTCAGGTGTCACTTTAATTGACCAATCAGCCAATAAAATCGTAAAAGACAAAAGTAAAATACCATCAAATAGAATAAGGCATAATCCTACAGCTTTACGTGAAAATAAGGGTAATCGACAACTATTTATAGAAGGTATGATGCCTGAAGACATGGATACGTTTAAATCGCATTTGGCACAATTATTTTCTTATTTGCAAAATGAATTGAAAATAAAGACTGTGCCAAAGGTAAAGTTATTGTCAGATGAAAAGAACGCCAACAAGATTTTGGGCAAGACGGCCTATTATGACCCTGATACAAGAACCGTTAACTTGTACATAACTGACCGCCATCAAAAAGACATTCTTCGTTCTTTTGCTCATGAAATAGTCCATCATTGGCAACACGAAAACGAAAAACTTCAAACAAGTAAAAGTGGCAGGAACATAGATAAAAGGGGTGAAGACCCACAATATGCTCAGCACAACCCGTGGCTGCGTCAAATGGAAAAACAAGCTTACTTACTTGGTAATATAATGTTTCGTGATTGGGAAGATCAAAAGAAAGCTAAAGACCGAAAAAGTAGTAAGAAAATGGTCGAGAGAACTTATTTGATTGGCAAGGAATATCCACCAAAAAAGATGGATTATAGTGGATAATTTATATGAACGACTTCAATCAAAGTGGAACTCAATTGACTCTAGGATTTGAAGAATATCCTGATTTAAAAACGAGTATCATTCCTGATTTTAATCAAGTGATATCTAAAAAAATTGACACTCTTAAGCAAAATAACGGTTTTGACCCATATAAAATAATGGTTCAGAAAAAACAATTGAATGATGGTGAAATTGAAGATACCACCCCAAAAAAGACATGGCCTGAAAAGGATGTAAAGGTATTGGAAGATTTTTGTGAAAAACACGGCATTGTCGGATTTAATTGTGGAAGAATGTCGCCCATAGCCGCTTTAGCATTTCTTAAACAAAAGTTGGGAATAGTTGACGGTCCGTTGGAAGAAAGAATACCTTATGGTTATGAAAAAATAGGTATAAATAGTTCAAACTATCCTTACACAAATGTAACAAAGAAAAAGATGATTCTCAATGGTTAAACCTATTTATAGATTGTTATGGAAGGTAAAGTTATGAAAAGCATTAAATCCTCAATATTAAAACAAGTAGCTATTTCATTGGTCATCGCATCATTGGTGGTAGGATGTTCAACGGTTAAGGGTATTTTTGGTAAATCTGCAACCGCAGAACAAAAATCCGCACAAAAGATTACATTAGCCCAAAATGACATTGCACAAAATACCAGCGACCAATTATATGAAATATCAGGATTATCTTTTGGTGTCGGCTATTCTTTGAATCAATCTGTAACCGATGACCCAGCAGTTAAAACTGCTCAAACATTGAATGAAAGAGTTCAGAATATTGCTGGTTTACCAAATCTCAATGACCAAAAATCAATTCAATCTTTAGCTGATGATTTAATAAATGGAAAAGGTAGTAAAGAATTAGAAGATAAAGATAAAGAAATATCTGACCTTCAAGCTCAGAAAAAGGATTTAGAAGCTAATAAAGATAAAGCAATTTCTGATTACATGACACTTGCTAATGCTACTGCATTAAAAACTGATACATTATCAAGTCAATTATCTTCTTATACATCATATTGGGGATTGGGTGCAGTAGTAAAAGGATTGGTAAATTTTGGTAAACATATTTTTTGGGTAGGCTTATTTTTAGGTATTGCTTACACAGTATTAAGAATACTTTCGTTTACCAATCCTGTTGCAGCATCCATATTTAGTATATTCAGCAGAGTTGGTTCTATTGCTATACAGCTTATTGAATATATTGTTCCAAAAAGTATAGATGAACTTGAATTGGTAAGCAACGATGCATATAAAGCATTGGAAACCGAATATACTACTTTGAAAAATTCAATTATAGCCGCAGCTGTTGCACCTGTTGCAACAACTGTAGCTACTGCCGCAGTACCAACAGCAGGAAGTATAGCTCCTCCAACAGTAGTTATCACTACTAATACCACCCCCACATCAAGTATAAGTGGCAGCCATTAAGTTTTTAATATAAAAACTTGTAATTTACACAATCTTAAGACATAATGCTAATATTGACACTACATATAGTGTGATATGAGTAAATTTTATATACAAGATTCAACGATAAGTCGGTATGTCACCTTTAATACGGTGCCGGAGCTTGTCAATTATTTCAATTATTTGATTCCAAGGGCATTTAAAATGTCAAGGAGTCAATATGTTCAAAATCTTATAGATTTAGGATATGGATATGACGACCCAGCCGGAGTCATGCTAACCCGTGCTCTATCGGAAGAATTTAACATTGGAGTTATTAAAAACAATAACTACGTAAAAACTGATATTCACACCGCCACCGCCTTCCAAAAAGAAGAATACGGCGATTAAACAACAAGTGTAGGTCATTTGTTATAGAATGATAAACTTGGATATTGAATGGAGTGACCCCTATCAGTGGGAAAACAAAGACGGCGAATTTGTATGGCGCCGTGCATGGAAAATTCCTGTTGAATATCGTCCGCCCTTTTTTACTTTTTGGAATCATGCCAAATATAAAATGTGGGGCGAAGGTTTCTCCGTAGCCAAGGTTGATAACGATTGGTACCTTTATGAAACCAAAGTTTGTGCGGAAAATTTTAGTAATATCGGTGCTAAAGACCCGCCCTCCCCTCCAATAGAGGCTGAAGAGTTTTGGATACCCCCCTACAAGGTTGAAAATGAAGACGGTCTTAGACCTTGGCAAGTTGAGTCTGTAAGCAAATTGGTGACAGCTATCAATAAGACAGGTTGTGCCATTGATGGTTCGGATGTGGGTGTCGGTAAAACTTACGTAGCTTGTTCAGTTGCCCGAGAACTTAAAATGAAGATGCTTGTAGTTTGTCCCAAGGCTGTGATGGAACCGTGGAAGCGTGTGGTGACAGACCATTTTAAAATGAAGAGTTCATTGGTGGGTATTATAAACTATGAACAAATTCGAATAGGTAAAACCGATTCCCCCTTTGCCTCTTATGTTGAAAACAGAAAAACACACAAACGAAAATTTATATGGAAAATCCCGAAAGATACGTTGATTGTTTGGGATGAGTCACAAAAATTAAAGAATTGGAAGACCAAGAATTCAAAGACTTGTATCGAAGCTCTCAAGCAAAATTACAAAATGCTATTTTGTTCGGCCACTAATGCAACCAATCCCCTCGAACTTAGAACCGTCGGCACTTGTTTAAAACTATTCAAAGGTGCAAATGCTTATTATCAGTGGTGTTATGAACATGGAGTCCACAAAGGGCGTTTTGGTTTGGAATTTACCGACGACATGAAGCTTAGACAAAAAGTTTTGAAAAAATTACACAAGGATATTTTCATTAATCGTGGTGTCAGACTCACCCGAGATACCATTCCCAATTTTCCTGAATCTGAAATCATTGCTGAATGTTATAACATGGATGATGCGGATGTCAAAAAAATAAATGAATGTCATGCAGAAATGCAAAAGGAATTGAAGAAACTAGCTCAATTGACCAAAACCGACAAGGCTAGTGAATTGACCGCCATTTTGCGGGCACGACAACATATTGAATTGATTAAGGTCCCCCTATTTATAGACATGATTGAAGAGGGATTGGAAAATGGCATGTCTGTGGTAGTTTTTGTTAACTTTACTGAAACTCTTCAAGCCATAGCTAAAAGGTTGAATATCTCGTGTATTTTTGACGGTAAAACCAAGGATGAAGAACGTCAGAAGAATGTGGATGACTTTCAGGCTGGTAAGGAGAAGGTGATTTTAGTGAACATAGCTAGTGGCGGTGCTGGTCTTTCCCTTCATGATATAGATGGTCTTAATCCGCGTTTAACATTGATTTCACCAAGTTATTCAGCCGTGTTAATGAGACAGGCCACAGGTAGAGTATGGCGGGAAAATGCAAAGAGTAAAAGCGTTCAGAAAATAATGTTTGTAGCGGGAACAATCGAAGAACAAGTTTGTGATAACGTCAAGGAAAAACTTAAAAATCTTGACCTTTTAAATGATGGAGATTTGACTTATGAAAAAAAAGACGAATAAAAAAGATGAAGGTAGCCTGACAGCCCAAGAGTACGAAGAAATCTATAGTGTTTTGAGAGAATATGATAGAATTGTAAATCTTGGAAGGATAATGGAACCCTTTTATGTCAATGATGTAAGGGTTAAAAGATTGCCTCGAATCCATAACATCATGAAAAAAATGAAGCAGCGAATGGAAGTGGAATATCCAACGAGTTTTTTGGCCTAAAATTTATGATCAAACTAAAATCCCTATTAAAAGAAGACGAACAACCCAAGACGTTTTTTGAAATTCGAAGGGAACATGACCCGGATGGAATGAAACACGACCTTCGTTTGGTGTGCCTGAAATGCGGAACAACTGAAACGTGTAGGTGCTCCAAACCAAAACGAACCTTTGAGGGGATTTGTAATGATTGCGCAGGAATAGACGGTTGGGGAAACAAACTATGAAAAAAGATACAAAAACTTCAACACTTAAAACGGTTGTGGTAAAATGTTCAAATTTTTGGATGGATGAATTTGACATCGATTCAGACAGCTTTGATGATATTTACGTCGAAGCCGCCACTCGCGCTATCGAAAAAAGAAAAGATACACCGGGATTTAAAGTCACAGTCATTCTTGAATGTTGGGAGAAAAAGGATTTTAAAAAGCCGGAAAAACACTTTTGTTACAATACTTATCGTGTTTTAATCAATGCTGGATTGCATGAAAAAGCTGAAATACTTCGTCTAAATTTCATGAGAATGCATGGTATTGACCTTCAAAAAGAAAGTTTGAGAGGAGAAAATGGAAACACAACAAATCAATCCATCACCGACACCAACGGAAAATAAAGTGTTGGAAGTCGTGGTCCGAGAGTTACAGGAAGTTAAAAAAAAGATTGCAAACCTTGAAAATAAAACGGTATTGGAAGAGTTGCAGCTTCCCGAAGAAGATTTAAAATCCATAGGCATCATCAAGATTGACCCCCGAAGACTTCGCAAAGGACGAGGCGCTAGACCTTTGCTGGAATCGGAAATAAAGGAAGCTCAAGAACATTGTAACAATGCTACGGCCTGCGCTAAATACCTCAATGTCGGATATAATTGCTATAAAAAATGGGCAAAAACATACAGCCTATTCAAAACAAATCCTTGGGGCAAGGGGGACAGAAAAAGATATTGGGCTCCCGATAAAGGCAAATATCCCCTCAATCAAATACTTGAAGGCAAATTTCCAAATTATCCCATTTACCGGCTTAAAGACCTTCTCATTCGAAGCGGAACAAAAAAAGCGGAATGTGAAAACTGTGGATTCAATGAGCACAGATTGACAGACAAAAAAATGCCTCTGCTGATAAGTTTCAAAGATGGTAATGAAAAAAATCATCTGTTGGAAAACATAGAAATTTTGTGCTATAATTGCATGTTTCTTACGGGACGTGGATACATACGAAGGGGTAAGGTAGAATTTAATTTTTCAGACCCCGACAGAATTCAGGGTTCTTCCCGAAAAATCGAAGCTCGATTTTAATTCATTCTATTTATAGGCAGAATGCAAACAGTAAACCACATCTTGGCAAAAGAGGGCATTTTAACCACGTTCTCCATAGCTAAAAAAGTTGCCGCGAGGGATGTTAAAAAACTTCGTGAAAAGTTAAAAACTGCAAAGGTGGATGCTGAAAAACTTAAAGAGTTATTGAGAAACGCGGTCATTAAGGAAACCCAATCTGATATTGGATCCAAGCAAATCCCCGGATTGATACTTGGTGGTTTTGAAGAGAACGAAGAGAAAAAAAGATTGATGGAGTTAACTTATTTTGCTTCCATCATCGCTAAAAAATTGGCAGAGAAAAATATAGGAAAATATCACTCTTGTTATATCATCAATGCAATCGTAAATGTATTAGGATTAACGGAGGAAGATTTTGATGACTTCCATAGAAGATTTTCAAAATTCAGAGACGGAATCAATGGCAACAATGAGTTGGATTAATTCCGATTGGATGAAAGAGTGGAAAAATTTAGCTCTTCGTTCTGAATTAGGTAAAGTATGTGGTTATTGGTATTATGATATTAATGACCGCACATACAAATACATCAAATTATAATTAAATTCTACGTGAACCTATACATACGTATAGGTTATGAAAGTCAATAATATTCAAGATATCAAACGTCCCGAAGGAACAGTAGTATTCGTTACAGGCGTTACAGGACAAGACGGTTCTCTGATGGTTGATTACCTCCTTAGTGAAACAAGTGCCTCCGTTGTTGGTGGCGCTAGACGCTTAAGTGTAGAAAATCATTCCAACATCAAACATCTTGAGAATGAGTCAAGATTTCAATTAGTCAATTTTGATTTGACGGATTCTCATTCCATATACAAAATTATGGAGTGTATAAAACCGAATTATTTTATAAATTTTGCCGCTCAAAGTTTTGTGGCTTCTTCTTGGGATTTTGCTCGACAAACATGGGAATGTAATTCCACAGCAATTTTGGATTGTTTGGAAGCTATCAAACGTCTCAAACCCGATTGCAGATTCTACAATGCTGGCTCTTCGGAAGAGTTTGGCAATGTTGTATATGAACCACAAGATGAAAATCATCCTTTAAGGCCAAGAAGTCCTTATGGAGCATCCAAAGTCGCTGCTCGCCAATTAGTAAAAGTTTATAGGGAGTCATATGGAATTTACGCCGTTCAAGGCTGGTTGTTCAATCATGAAGGATCAAGGCGCGGTGAGGCATTTGTCACAAGAAAAATTACAAAAGGCATAGTTAAAATTTATAACGATATCAACAATGGCACACCAATTGTTCCTATCGAATTGGGCAACCTTGATGCTAAACGAGATTGGTCCAATGCTGAAGACATGATGGATGCGGTATGGAAAATGTTGAATCAAGACAAATGCAATTATCTGTGGCTTCCATCTAATCCAGCAGTAATAGAAACGTGTAAAGATGTAAAGAATGTTGCTCCATATATAAAAGATTACGTTGTTGGTAGTGGAGAAAAACATACAATTCGTGAATTTGTAGAAAAATCTTTTGAAATGGTTGGAATAAAGGGCGAATGGTATGATACAGGAGTGAATGAAAAGTTCATGCAAAGAATAACGCCCAATGGATTGATTACGTTGGTTAAAGTAAATCCAAAATTCTATCGTCCTGCCGAAGTGGATGTATTGTGCGCCAATTCTGATAAGATTAGAGAAGAATTGGGCTGGCAGCCAAAAACCACGTTTAACGGCTTGATTGAAAAAATGGTTGCTAATGACTTGACTTCTTACAATCCTGTCATATAATGTAATCTATGAAAAGTGGACTCACATATATTATATTTGTCATTGACCGTTCAGGTTCAATGCAATCAATCTGCAGCGACATGATTGGTGGATTTAATACATTCATCAAATCACAACAGGACGCAAAGCTCGGTCAATGCCGTGTTTTTGCTTATAAATTTGACACGCAATATGAGACAATGTTTGAGGACGTTGACTTGTATCAGGTTCCTCTATTGGACAAAAACAATTATATTCCAAGAGGCGGCACAGCGCTTTACGATTCTCTTGGCAAGACCATCAATGACATGGGTGCTCGCTTGTCAGCCATGCCGGAAGAGGAACGACCTGAAAAAGTTTTGGTTGTGACCATCACCGACGGCGAAGACAACGACCACCTGCACAACAGGGATGCGGTTCGTATGGATTCCATAATGGTAAAAGGAATGGTTGAGCATCAAACCAAGGTTTATAGTTGGGATTTTGCTTATATTGGAGCCAACCAAGATTCTTGGGCAGTCGGCAGTTCAATGGGCTATCAAGCAGGAACCACATTGGATTATGTAGCCGATTCAGCGGGAACAGCTCTTGCTTTCGATACATTGTCTCGTAGCGCTACCGCATATCGCAGTTTGAAAGGTGCAAGTTTCAAGTTTATGGACACCACCGATACAGCGGCTTCTAAAACAAAAAAGAAAATTCCATCAAAAGTTGTTTAATTTTGATAATTAATAAAAAACAGGTCTTTTTGTGTAATGCAAGATGACCTGTTTTTTGCTTTCGATAACTACTATTAATGAAAAGGTGTGCACAATGTAAGATAAAAAAGAATTTGGAAGAATTTTACAATAATCCAAGTGCAGGCAAAATGGGTAAAGGGCCATATTGTAAATCTTGTGCTAAACTAAGGTCTAAATTATGGAAGGCCAATAATAAAGATAAAGTAAAGATTCATAAAAGAAGAGGTCGTCTTAAAAAAGTTCACAACCTTTCAATGGAAGATTATATCATCCTATTAAATAATCAAAACGGATGTTGTGCTATATGTGGTAATAAAGAAAGTAAACATTCCATTTCGCCTCAATTATACGTTGACCATTGCCATAAAACTAATGTAATAAGAGGATTATTATGTCATAGTTGTAATGTTGGGATAGGCTTATTCAAAGATAATATATCAATTCTTGAATCTGCAATCAAATATTTAAAAAAAGAACCCTCTATTATAGTTAACAGAGGGTCCTTTTTTAACTTTAATTCCCCAAAGAGTAATTTTCCTAATCTTCAACCAAATGCGGAAGGTGTGGTCTCCAATCAGGATGCTTGATTTCTCTAATCAAGTGAGACAATGGAATTGGTCTTGGAGCCTTTGGCTCGCGAATCAATTTCAAACCCACTTCACTGTTAAGCTTGTTACCTTTCTTGGCATTAATTTCCTTGGCTGTGAGGGCAAGGTTTTCCCAAGTATTTTGACCACCCCTCGATTGAGGGAGAATGTGGTCAACCGTAGCTTCATGACGCTTCAATTTTCTGCCCGTGTATTGGTCGGTACCGTTATCACGAATCCAAATAGCATCCTTGGAAGGTTTGCCTTTGAATTTTTTAAGAGGCATTCTGCTAAAGTTTTTAGCAATAATGACCGTAGGCGCTCTCATGGTTTTGAGGCCATTACCATAATGAATGACATCATCAAACGGGCGAACAGGTAACGTAATCCACTCTTCCCAAGTTACCGGACGAGGCCATGATTGACCGGATGGCCAACCATTTTCGTCAAGGATGTATTCACCTTTTTCATCCTTTTCGTATTCAATGTCAAGAGCCAAAGCGCACTTGCCTGCGGCCAAGTCAACCAAGGCTTTACCCACGGTTGATTGACCTACAGCTTGCCAAGCGCTGTTTAGCTTCAAGACTTGCGTTCTGTTGATAATGTTCATATCGTTATTGTTCTTCTATCTCATATGCGTTTTACTACTTGTTGTTATTTTTTAATCGAAATATGTGGGTCTGTTAAAATCAACCACATCAGCAAATCTTTCATAATCCCACATATACATACCTATTTGTTGCCTTGATTTTTTATGCGACGGGTCATTGGCTGGAATAATCATCATTGTATTGCCGGGGCCGGCAGCTTTGACGAATTTTTTAAACCAAGCGGCCCCATGCAGTTTCTTTATGTCTTCATCCAAAACATAAGGTGTCTTATGATAAACCCTTGGTTCCAGCCGTTTAATACCTTTGGCTTCTCTAACAACTTTCATAACCCGGTCTGCTTGTGCCTGAGCTTCTTTCAGAGTCACTTTGGGTTGATTTTTCCGTAATTTCCTTATTTTATCTGCCCATTTCTCCAATGTTGTTTTCATATTTAAAATTTCCCGTTCAGATAATCTTCGTAACTGATGATTTTGTCACACAATTTACATTTGACCGTGCTAATTGTGTACATGGACCAATGGCAATTGTGTACCGTTCCTTTGACATGAACAGTATCGCTTCCACAAAATTCGCATGGATTGGTATGGGTGTCTCTTATACACCAAGCACAGCGATATTTAGGCTCGTCATCATTCATTTTATGATGATACTCCACTAATTATAAAAGTCAAGCCTCACCAATAGGCTCTGCTCCAACAACCCAATTCGATATCAATGACCAATCTCTATCACGTTGTTGAATTGATTTTTCATGGAATTCCATTAATTCATTTATCTCTTCTTGGGTTAATTGAAGGTCATTACAAACTTTAGCATCCTTCAAAAACTCATTCCAAGAAATAAAATATTTATTACAATCATCCATAATTAAGGTGTAATAATGATACTCTTTTCCTTCTTTTCCCAACCGGCTTTTTTCATATCTTCTTCGGGCATTACTGAAATGTCGTCGCCCGCCTGCATAAACAAAATACAAACGCGTCGTTCTTTCAACTTTTCGATTCTCGGTTCAAGAACCTGCTTGGCAATAACCCGTTGCATCATTTGAACACGAAACGGGTCACTGATATCCAATTTAACCAATACCACTGCATTTTGTGGAATATTATCAAAATCTATTGTGTTACCCCATTTGACTATATCCTCTAATAGAAGAGGGGGTGTTGATGGGGAGGGCATTTCTATTTGTGGAGTATGTCCCATCTGTTTTTCAACTAAAGAAGGATGCCAACAAATCCCTACGTTTTTAACATAAATCCATTCACCTTTCTCGGTGGTAAGTTGATTGTTTAGTTCATCAATCAATTTTAATGTTTTGTCGGTTGGTTCTTTATCCGGTACGGTTACTGCTTCTATGTCAATTATTTCATCTTTCATATTTTTGTTAGTTTTTCGGTGTGTCTTGTTATACCACATTTTTTACAAATTTCTTGTCTCCACTGACCCATTGGTGTTACTTTCCATTCAAATTTATGACCAAAAAAACATTTAAACAATGGGGGAAAATCATAAGCGACTTGATAGGGTGGTGCTTCTACAGATTTATTTGGTTTTAATTTTACTGAATGCAAATAATCATATAAATCATCGTAATCAATTATGGCCACATCACCTTGGTCATATTCACCTTTTCTCAAAAATGCTTCAACAGATAGATGACCCAAATGCATGAAGTTATTCCTTCCACTTATTCACCGCTCTTAAAACAGCTTCACAAAGTTGAAGCGGAGTTGCTGATAAAATTATTTGACAAAGATTACATGGTGACTTCAACGGTTCTCCATTGTTCCACAATTTAAGACCTAAAATTTTAAGAAGATGTGAAGAAAACATCCAAGTAGGATAATGGGCCGGATTGCTTGAAAATTGATTTTCATCCTTTAGCTTTTTAATTACAGGTAAAATTGCATCATAAGATTTTGTGTAATCTTTGAAATGGCAATAATCCCATCCGATGGGAATATCTTTTACTCCATCCCATTCAATAAAATCTTGGGCATGAGAAACGTAAGCATCATCATCCAACCAAAAACGGTGTGGTGTTTCGGCTTTTGGAGCATAAAGCCATTTTCCACCATCTAAAGCTGCAATTTCAGTAAGAATGTCTATTTCTTTCATAATTTTATTCTTTCCATTTATCCAATACCCTTAAAAGAGCTTCACAAAGTTGGTGTGCGGTTGCACAAATTGTCGGCTGATTTGGATAAAGTTTATCGTGAATTAAATTGTCAATTGCAAATTGAACCATCTTATTTTGTTTATTAATTACCATTATAACAGCATTTCTATCAGTAAGATAGGCTGGTAAAGTTTCTCTTACTCTTTTACCTAGATGCCATCCTCGCTTTATAATTTTTTCACCTTTAATTGGTGGACCAAAACGTAATTCACTCCCTTTGTGCCATTTCCATCCATCCAATTTTGAAATTTCAGTGATAATTTTCTTGCTTGTCATAATTTTTATTTAATGATAACCTTGTTCACTTCGTCTGCTGCTGGACGGGCATATTTGTTTATAAATCTGTCAATAACTTCCGGTCCAACTTGACGTTCACGCTTCGCATCTCTTTTCAAAAGTTCGGCTTTTGGAACCTCAAAAGCGACAGCAATAATATACGATGAATGACCTTTTCCCAAATTAACCCAATCCTTACGAGATTTTCTGTTGACGTTGGTGGCATCAATCATTACATTTTTACCTGCACTCAAAGCGGCTGAAACTCTGCGACGAGCAATACCGAAAGCCACAGCAGACACGGTTTGGTCGCCTTCTCCCGAGCCAATTTCTTTTCTGATTTCATCGGTTGAAACATAGACCACACCATTATCCAAAGCAAATTTCTTACCCCAAGTTGATTTACCACTTGCAGGAGGACCCACAAGAATAATCAAAGCTTTCTTTTTATCACCAATATTTTTTATTAAATCGTCCATATCATTCACAAACCTCTTCCTTATTGTTATATGTAGATAAAATATCGTAAATATTTATCATGCCTGCTGGATTAAATGTATGAATTTGCCATTTGGGTAACGATTGATTTGTTTTCATGCAATATTCAATCAACCACTTGGCACAATCATACCCTGTTTTTTCCTTGAAATCCTCCACCTTTCCTTGGTCAACATCACACAAATCATGGTCAAATGAAATCAAATCAGGTAAACCCTGTTTCGTAATTATATCTACAAATTGATTATAATTACGTGCAATCACCCAAGTTTTTGTATCGTTAAGAAACTTGTTTGGGTCGCGGTTGTCATCAAGAAATAAATTATAGCTCATTGCCTTCTATTATATTCGTAAAACCTTCGCTTGTCAATTCTTTTAACGCTTCTTCGTGTGTTCCACCGTATTCATAGAATACTGTAAATGGAACGTTAAGAAAGTGTTGGGGTATTAAATCCGTGAAGTCAAAACCATCTATTTTAGTCCTGAATTCATACCAATAAATAGGTTGCCCATGATAAAAATTTCTTCTCGAATGAAATATCACGGTAACATCCGATGTTGATGGATGATTGTCTTTTTCGTAATTGGGTGCATCAACATCATCCATTCCAAAGTAAGGTGAACGGGAGTTATCGGTATGCCATATATTGTAAATGATGAACTCGAAAATAATGATGTTAATCAATTTCAGACTGAAAATGAATTTTGGATTATGGTCAGCCATATATTTATCCCAATTCATTTCAATGTTGAATATGTCGAGACCATCCTTCAAATCCCTATATTTTTGAAAGAATTGAAGTTCCCAAGCATAATCTTCATCAATCATGCTATGAAAAAAGAATGGAGAAATCATTGTTTATACTCCTGATTTAAGATTTTAACCGACAGTGGTTTACCAAGAATAGCTGAATATTTTGGTTTAGTAGGTCGAAGAACCACTCCTTCGCCTTTCTTTGTTTCACCTTTTGCAGTCACATAGACCACCTTATTTGCTTCTTCTTGAAGTTTTGCAATGGTCCAAGTTTCATCAAAGATGAAAGGTTCACAAACCAATCTCACAGATGGTATATTGAACAATGAACAAATGGATTTAATTTCTTCCCAACCATACCACTTGCCTGTAGTTATATCTTTGACATTAAAGACAAACATACAGGGTTCGGAAAGTCCCAATGGGTTTCCCTGAATTTTTCCACCACAAGCTTCCGATTGAATGGCAATATTCAACGCCATCTGAGCCTTAAGTTTGTTTGGCAAATCGTATTGTTCAGCAATCTTCCAAAATCCTGTTCCTTCTTTTTGCTCCAATCTGCGACTGCAAACCCTAACTTCACCGTTATCATGGATAATGGTCATGGAAGAACCGTCAACCTTTACGGTAAGATAACATTCTTCTCCCATGAATTCATTAAGAGTTTCAGGATTATTGAGTAAATTGTCTTCATCGGTAATAGGAATCAAGTGTGTCGGAAATCCACCTTTAGCATCGCCGCAAATACTTAAATCAAGAGGTTTTTCATATTTAGTGATGCCAAGATGTTCGGTAACATCTGCTCCTTCCTCTATTCTCAGGGATGAATCCCCTCTAGGTAGAATAGAAAGAGGACACACAAGACCTTGTGAAGGCGCTCCTTTAAACTTAGCATTCCAAATTCTATACTTTTGTCTTTCAAGAAAGGCAAAGTAGGGATTTTCTTTGGGGCAAATGGAATCAATTTGAATAAAAACAACAAGATCGCCATCCTTGAATTGGCCTTTTGGAATGACGACAGGCCATTCCTTTACTTTGCCAATTTCAAGTTTTTCCACTTCCTTGTTTGGGTGGGGTTGAATGCTATGAATTCTTTCTAGGGTGGCTAATTTTGTCATATTTTAAACTCCATTTCGAAAGGGTCAATATTGTTTGACAAATCTTCAACACAACCATATCCGTCAAAATTGTTTATATCCAAATCTTTAACAAGTTGAACATGTAGATGTTGAAAAGTGTTGCCATTGGCTGGCCAAGTCCCAACTTGACCAATAATTTCACCTTTCTTAAAATAATTTTTATTGACTAAAGATGTCGGTTCAATATGAGCTAAAACCAAATATGGTAAATATTCGCTTGGCTGTAAAATTATTCTACCGCCCCAACCAATTTGTGTATCGCTATCAATAAAAATATCAATTACTTTGGCATCAAAAGGGCATCGAATGTTGGTTCCTGCTCTGACATTGATATCAACTCCCAAATGAATATAATTCCCATGTTTATCCAAGTAGGTTCCTTTCCAAATATCCTTTCTATCTTCTGCATATCCACCAAATGTATTGTTGTGGAATTGATTTAATAAAAATTGAATTTGCGAAGGAATTTTTGTATCCGTTAAAAGATTTCTATATTTTAGATACAATTCATTTAGATTGAGATATTCAAATTCTCCGTCAAAAAAACTGTTACAGTTGAGTTTCATTTGGGTATATTATATCATATCGAAGATAAAAGTCAATAAGAAAGCCCGGTTCAATCACTCGAACCGGGCCTTTTGAAATAATAGAACTTAATCTTCGTCAGGCGGTTGGCAAAACCCACTAAATGCTTGAGGATGAACGGATACCGCTGGTGTTCTTTTGTCAAGATTTATTCCAGCATTTTCCAATCCTGCGCGGTCGGTGTAGTAGATTTCCAATTGGGTAATCAATGAACCTGTTTCAAACTTTACAGTTCTAACATGGTCGGATTTAGCATCACCAAACTTGGTTCCAAGATTGTAATCGGTTACTTCATCAGGTGATGAGCAAGAACAACCTCCACCGAATGACATTTTTCTGACATTGCCATTGTCTCTTCCCTTTGATGACCGTAGCATGGAAGAAGCATTTGCAGAATATGTTGCGCTGGTATCCTTCAAAGTATCCCGGCAAATAATATCACCGTTACCCCAAATAGGAGTTGGTTTCCAAGGATACGGGTCATACGGCTTTTTCCAAGGCTTCCACGGATCCCAAGGCCAAGGCGCAGGTTCAGGGTAATGGTCGTGGTGATGATGAATGTGTTTCTCAACAATTTTTATCTTGGGTTGTCTCTCCGAAAAAACCTGAACTCCAATTACCCCGCAGTTGGAACTGCTGATGGTTTTGCCAGCATAAGACTTACCCTTTGATGAAAATTCAAACCTTCTGACTTCATCAAGTGATGTTCGCCAACCAGCAATTTCAATGGATGCATAAGCATCACAAATATATCCACTAGAATCTCGGTCTGCACTTTTACCGTCAAGGACACTCAATCCGTCAACGCTAAAGCGTGCAAGAACGCGGTCGGCTGTGTTATTTCTGAATTGGAGGGTGAATTCCCTGCCTATTTCTCCACGAACGTAAGTTTTGCCGTGGGAACCATATTCCGGAAGTTTGCTGCCGTCAACTTTGACTGACAGCTCGTAGTCATTTTTTCTCATATTTTCCTTTTTACATTGCCTCTAATTGAGGACTTTTATATTCAGGCGGAATTGCCCGAACAATCATAACCATATCACAGAAAAAGAAAATGTCAAGCGTATTTTCTTAGACGGTATTCTTCGGGGATGGGACAGTGATATGCGTCGTATAATTCTCTTAAATAAGTAAAACAGGTGGGAAGCCCTAATCTATTATGCTCATTCAAGTGATTGTGGAGTCCTTCCCAATCAGGACCACAAAATAAATATCTAATCCAACTTCTGATTTTTTGAAATAAAGTTAATTGTAACATAAATTGGTGCCACCGGAGGGAATCGAACCCCCACTCCCGAAGGAAACAGATTTTAAGTCTGTCGCGTCTTCCACTTCCGCCACGGTGGCTTTTGTATTGGAACTCGGCTCTATCATGCTGCAGCACTTAGTCGTGGCCAACTTTTCTCCCCTACAGCGGGGCCCGATGTTTCACGGGACGTGTCCAATATCAACGACAAAATTGGTGCTACAGGTGGGAGTCGAACCCACACGGATTTCTCCACTAGATTTTGAGTCTAGCGCGTCTGCCAGTTCCGCCACTGTAGCATAACTCAATCAAAGTTCATTGGCCAAATGACGTGTTCGATTGAGAGTAAGTATTATTAAAAATACTCCGAGGTCGCTTTGCGTCCCCTTGTGAGTCGCTTTGCGTTTCACCCAAAATTGGTTGCGGGAGTTGGATTCGAACCAACGTTCTTCACGTTATGAGCATGACAAGATAGGCCGGGCTTCTCTACCCCGCGATAAATTTTTTATTCACCATCCATAAAATTTTTGGTGCCCGATGAGGGACTCGAACCCCCGTCTTACCCAAATCTAGGGTTTATGGTGTATAAGACCACCGCACTTGCCGCTGTGCTAACCGGGCATTTTATCATTTTTTTGATGATTTCGTAACAGGTCTCCACTACTGCTTAATTGTAGTGCAATTTCACATTCAGACCTTTTTTCACAAATTCTTGTGCAATACAATTCCCTTATTAACCATCCATAATCGTTTATAAACGATGCCAACGCCTCTTCCCTACCGGGAATATTTCTAAGATATTTGTGTTCATCTAAATGCTTAGAGACCACATCCATCTGAGCCTTCATGAAATCTGATAAACATTGACATGAAGGTATAATATTCATCGTTTAAAATTGGAGCGATATGAGAGATTCGAACTCTCACCCCGACCTTGGAGGGGTCACATGCTGCCGTTAAACACCAATATCGCGTTGGAGCAGATGAAGGGAATCGAACCCTCACTTCAACATTGGCAATGTCGTGGGCTGCCACTACACCACATCTGCGTCTTGACCCATAAATATACGCAAGTTCAGAAAAAAAGCAAGCCTTGTCTAATTATTTTTTCCTTTAGAACCTTGAGACTTCCATTGGGAAACACAAGAATCACCCTTTTATTGGTTTTCTTTGCGTATCTCACTGTTGCCCAAGTACCTGAACGAAGTTCTTCATAAAACGCTTTTGGTGTGGCAATTATCATGTCAGATTCATCAACTATGTCATGATCCCTTGTCAAATAAGGCTTTGGCATTTTTTCTTCGTCATACTTCAATTTTGACCGCGTTTTATCCTTGTCGGGCACATGACCGATTTTCTTACAGGACGGTACAATTTTTTCAATCAAATAGTAAAAATCCGTGTCGGCTCCAATGCAATCGCCCATGTGAGCTTCGGTAGGTCCAGCAGAAATAATTAATCTACTCACCGTATCCTTTTGCAGTTTGGTCATGCCATTTCTTGTGCCTGTGAATCCCAATTTCATAAAATCTCCATTGACAATATCAGTATTCTATGATATAGTCAAGCGCATGATGAAACAGAATTTTCAGAAAAACGCTTCCGGTCGATTTCGCATACGTGAAACCGAGACCCAAGAAAGAAAATTCAATGCCAATCACAATTTGGATTTGGTCAACTCATTAAATGGTGGCCATCGCTTGGAGATATTTATTGATGGAAAATTTCAGTTGGGAGCATCTTTTGGTGGTGAAGAACCTAAATGTTCCTATGATCTTCATGAATTATTAAAAAAATTAATAACTGACAAACATGTGTGGTAAAAAATAAGGATTAATATATGTTAATAAATTCTAAAACTAAATTGCCTATTGATTTACATTCAAAAACGTGTAAACTCCATCCGAAATATAAAGGTGTGAGAAAACCCCATAGGAATAAAGGGGATGTATTATCAAATAAATGCGAATGTTGGGCCGTGTATCTGAACAATCATGCAGATGAAAAATTTCCTGACTTCATCAGTGGTGTGCCAAGAAGTTTAAATGATTGGCGCAGAATGGGTAGAGAATCGGCGGAACATTTAATTAAAATGTTTAATGACCCTTCTATAAAACATCAATTTAACCAATAAAATATGGCAACTAAAAGAAAAAAACAATGTCGGTCTCTCACAGAGATATTTTCAAATCTGAAATTACGAAGACTTTTGGAAGATTTTGTGACATGTATAAATGAGCGAAAAGCATTTCCTGCTGAACTTTTATCTGAAATCAATGAATTAAGATTTCAGAACATTGGTCACTTTATACCCCAAAAATCACCAAACATTTCCAATGAAGCAACCGAATCCTTGGTTTGCCATCTTATAAATAGGCGAATGATTTTAAAACGAATTAGTTATATAAACTCCGTTGAATTAAGGGGCCATAGAAAAGGCGCAGAAGGTGGTGCAGATATAGTGGTTAACGGTAATATCAAGGTTGAAGTAAAGGGGACTTCTGTTAAAAGAGATATAACCACAAAAGCAAAATCTAATCAAGATGTATTTGCTTTGGTTTGGGTAGAAACCGAAGATTGGATGAAACACAAATTGCCGTATATCAATATTAAGGTTTTCTATTATCCTCATGGCATTGACGTAGAGCATTTAAAATCTAATGGTGAAGATAAAATAAGACTTCATAAGTCATTTGAAAAGATGAAAGAAAACGGATTGGTTGAAGAAGTTCGAATTAATGTAGAAGAACTTCAGGAAGAGCAATTCAAAGATGCGACGTTATTCTTCAATATAAACAGTAATGGTAAAAAAGTAATATCTCCTACCACACCGATTGCGGTTGCTGTCGTTTAAAAAATATGGAAATGAAAGTAATACAAGCTCCGTGGTCCAAAGAGATTGTTGATAAGCTTAATGAATATCAACACAATGGAAAATTTCATCCATATACTTGTGGACATTGTAGGGATAAATTGGGCATTTGGTTTGTTAAACAAGATGATGGAACCTTTATTCCGGAACCACCTGATTATGATAGAAGTGGCGATGGATGGAAAAAAATTGTTTGCTTGGATCGAGAATTGATTGCCACTGAAAACGGTTGGGTTTGTAAAACGTGTGACCACGTTCAAGATTGGTGTTTTGATTTCTTTCCATAATATTTATAATCATGCCAGCATTAGCCTTAGCCGAACCAATTGAAAAGCCTATCGAAGTTCCAAGAGATAAAAAAGTCTCTGACGACAAAGTAAGCCGGGATGTCGAAGACTATCTTCTTGACATACTCTCAGAAAATCCATTGGAACCTTTTACGTTTAAGGAATTACTCAGTATGGTACGAAGTAGATTCCAAGGGAAATATGGATGGGATTTGGAAGGACATGTATCTTGGGCCTTGGACATGCTTCACGCCAATAGTTTAATAAAACGAGTGGCTCCGAACACTTATGAAGCGCCCGAAGGTCCTGACGATGTTTATTCGGAGCGTGCAACCGGACATGCTCCCGAAGGCGAATTTGTCCACAGGGGAAAAGATTTTACAAAAGCAGACACATCCAATTTCAAAAATAAAAGTGAATATAACCATGAATTAAGCAAGGCTGATTGGTCGGTTAATATGTTAAAAAACATGGGCAAAAATGAGAAGGATATTGAAACCATGTTATTAGCTGGCGACCATCCTTATAATCGTGTTGCCCTCAAGGTTGCCCTCAAAAAACACTTTCAAGGTACAGAAATATAATCTTCTTGACCCTGTATATTTTATTTGATACTGTGGAAGTATGAATTTGTTTGATTTTATAGAGCCACAAGAAGATAAAACACTAGCGACGATTCAAGAATTAAAATCCCTATCGCTGGAAGAATATACTTTAAAAATCAAATGGTATGAAATTCAGAGGCATATAAATGAAATCATGCCTTTTCTGCGTTCCAAATACAAGATTTCCAATCCAAAAACCATAGAGGAAATAAAAAATCTAAAGATAAGAATCTTGCCTGTAAACGATTCTGATGAAGAATTGTATCGCATATACAAAAATTTCATGTTGTTTACATCTTCTGCACTTCAAAATAACTACCCCGGCAGAAAATTGTCATTTCTTGTAGAAAATAGTAATGATGGTAAGTTTCTTGGTATGATAACCATTGCTGGAGACATTGGTGCTTTATCGGCTAGAGATAATTTCATCGGGTGGTCCAAAGACCACAAATACAAGAATAAACGAATAAATAATTTGATGAACGCACAAGTTCTTGTGCCTCTTCAACCATTCGGTTATAATTGTTTGGGTGGCAAGTTATTGGCTAGAATTGTGGTAACAGATTATTTTAGAAACGCATGGAAGGAAAAATATGGTGACATGGTTGTTGGAGTGACCACCACAAGTCTTTATGGGTCTTTTTGCCAATACACCGGTATAAAATTTTGGCAGAATTTAGGAACAACGTCAGGGAAAGTACCCATAGAATTGCCGGAAATTGTGTTAAATGATTGGAAAATTAAGTATCCGGCACCTGTGAAAAAAGATGATGATGTAAATCCCAATCGTTATAAAGATGAGTTGATGAGAAATATTTGCAAAGATTTGGGAATAGATTATAAAACGATTTATCACGGAATTCAACGTGGTGTTCATTATGTTTCCCTATATGAAAACAGCAATGATTTTCTACAATGTAAAATAGAAGAATCCCAATTGAAACCCATTCAGGAATTAAAAGACTTGGAAAAACAAATAGAACAGTGGAAGGTGTCAGCCATCAAACGGTTTACAAAACTGCAATCTGAAAATCGTTTGATTGCAAAATCGGTGTATTACGACGATGCGGCTCATCTGACCTTTGAAGAAACCAAAAAACGTTTTTTGAGTGGTGTCAACCGATGATTTTTATGACTTGACATTTAAAAATAATGGTATATCCTGTCTAACAAAAATGGAATATACTTATGGAACTTAAAATTAAAACAAGCATTAACGGTGAAGAATACGAAGGAAAGCTGACACCAATCACTACTACCAAGCAAAAGACTTCCAAAATCCTAACAATGTGGGAAGAACACGAATTGTTAACCCATCCGGGGGAAGGAAGACCGTATCCTGATAGAACGATAAAATTTATCAATTACGTGTGTCGTTTATCTTACAACCCTGTTCGTAAAAGCCGAGCATGGCGAGAAGCTGCCGAATATTGTGGTGAACGCTGGGGAACGTGTAATTGGGGCTTTGACGCATCCATAAGATGGGCAATAGCAAAAGGATTTGTCACAATGGATGAACATAATATTGTGAAGCCTTTTATTTATCTTGGTAGATGAAAATAAATGTAGAACCAAAAGACAAATGTAAAGCGGTAATCTGTCTTGAAAAAAATTGCCCTTGGAACAAGGTATGTGCTAATAATTACACCGCTGGTGATTTTCGTTCAGAAGATGGCGTGACCCCAAGAATTTCTTTAAGAAATGGCGAAGTTTATTGTGAAACTATTCATTCAAAAGGTGATGGATTTGAATATCACGAATGCCCAATTGACCATCATAGTTGTGGTCTTCTGTGTTGGGATGATTTAATTGAAGAAATTAATAATTTTCAGATTTGAAAATTTTTTGCGCTTTTTCTTTTTCGTCCCTATATATGGGTATTCGGAACATTGAAAAGATGCTTGACACTGACCCGAAGTTAGTATATGATGTCAACATCAAGTAGAAGATTTAGATGCTAACAGCAATAAAATTTTTTTCATTCAAAAGAAAAACAAAAATGGCATCTAGCTAGATTTTTAGATTCGTGCAGCAATAAAATTGACAAAAAAGCGAATCTAGTTTATAAAAATTTGAGATAGGAACAGCAATTAATCCATTATAGGAAAAACAACTATCTCGCAACAAAAAGGAACCGTTATGAAGAAGAACGCATCAGTCAAGAAAATGGCAGTCAAGGCATCCCAATTTGGTTATGAGGAATCACGACCTAACAAAGTATCCAATGAACAACTTAGAGAAATAGCAAAGAATTGCTATACTGAGTATGTATCACCGTTTGGTTCAAGCGGAAAAAATTCCCTTGTGGCCGGCCTTGAAAATGCCAGCAATGTTACTGTCACTGAAAACCTAGCTCTTGCCTACAAGAGCACACTTAGCAATCTTCTTGATTTCTTCGGTAATGCAGGTGCTTTGCGTAAGCGCACTGATAGCGAAGTGGTTCAACTTTTCACCAAGGCTTTTGCCGAAGACAAGCTCTTGGCCCTCAAGACCTTGTTCTATATCCGCGATATTCGTGGTGGACAGGGCGAGCGCAAAACTTTCCGCACCATCCTAAAGTGGTTGGCTAGTAATTATCCGGACATTGTTCGTAAAAACGTTTTGAACGTTCCTCTTTACGGACGTTGGGACGACCTTTACACCCTCTTCGGAACCGAATTGGAAAAAGATGCCATGATTGCGATGACTACGCAATTGGCTACCGATTGGCATAACATGAAGATAGGGAAGAATGTTTCACTATTGGCCAAATGGCTGAAGTCTGAAAACACTTCTTCAAAGGAATCCGTTGCGTTGGCTCGCAAGCTCCGCGAGTGGCTTGGTTGGAATTCCAAGAAGTATCGCAAGACCCTCTCACAACTTCGCAAATACATTGATGTTGTGGAAGTCAAAATGTGCGCCCGTCAATGGGATGACATTAATTTTGAACAAGTTCCTTCAAAGGCAACTTTGAATTATCGCAAGGCTTTTGAAAAGAGAGCCAATGAAAGTTACAAGGAATACCTCAGCCGCGTTGAAAAGGGCGAAGCCAAGATTAACGCTAGTGCCGTATTTCCATATGACATTCTCCGAACTATTGTGGAAAATGCTCAGTCAGCAACTTCATTGAAGGCGGCTGATTTGCAATGGAAGGCTCTTCCCAATTTTATTGACGGCGACGGCAAAGGATTGGTTATTGCTGATACATCCGGTTCTATGCACGGTCTTCCTTTGTATGTAGCCGTATCTTTGGCAATTTACTTTGCTGAAAGAAATATTGGTCCCTTCAAGGATGTATTCATGACTTTCTCAATGAACCCTTGCTTCCACCGACTTATTGGTAACAATCTGTTGGAAAAGTGGAAGAATTTGGATGACGGTGGTTGGGATGGCAACACCAATCTTCAAGCCTCTTTTGATTTGATACTAAAAACTGCGGTGGCAAATCATGTTCCACAAAAGGATATGCCTGCGATGTTGTTTATCATTTCAGACATGCAATTTGACATGGCTAGTTCAGATAATGACAAGACCAACTTTGAAGTAATGAAGGAAAAGTTTGAACTCGCAGGTTACAAGCTTCCAAACGTTGTTTGGTGGCAGGTGGATTCGCGTCAGAATAACGTGCCAATCAAGTTCTCCGATGCCGGTGTGGCTTTGGTCAGCGGTAGCCATCCTTCAATCTTGAAGAAGATTTGTTCGGCTAAGTATTTGACTCCGTTGGACTTGATGTTGTCGGCAATCACCGACAAGCGTTACAACGCTATCGTGATTTAACAAATTATCGTAGATTACAGAAAAGGCGTGGTGAGAAATCTCCACGCCTTTTTTTTATAAATTGACTCTATTTCAATTTGGTGTAGGATCTTTGCATTATGAGTGAAATGAATCTTGAAGTTTTCGGAACAGCCCCAAGACCTGCTAACTTAGCAAGGAAATCAAAAAGTAGTGGCCGACCTGACATGCCTGCTGTTGAAAAAGACGAACACAATGACATATTGAATTCAATCTCTCTTGTCCAATGGGCCGTTTGTGGCCCCAATACTTACAAGCCTGTTTCAGTTACTTTTCCCAAACTCCAAAGTGGAGTGTATAGTATTGCGGTCAGTCAATATCACGGAATAATTTATCAAAAAAAGCATATATGCATTGATGACCTTCTAAGATTTCCCGATTCGGTTTCAGATAAAATTCTTGCTGAGATTACCACCTTTTGGGGTAAAGGTAAGAAATTTTTGGAACATGGCTTCCTACACCGTAGGGGGTATTTGTTACACGGCCCCGCAGGTTCCGGCAAGACCTGCCTTGTCCAACAGATTATTGCTGATATTGTAAGGGAAGACGGCCTTGTTTTTCAATGCAACAACCACCCAGCCATATTCAATGATGGATTATCCCAATTCAGAAAAGTTGAACCCAACCGGCCCATTGTGTGCTTGTTTGAAGATATTGATGCCATTGTTGATGAACATGGTGAAGACGAAATCCTTACGTTGTTGGACGGCGAAAATCAGATTGACAAGGTTTTGAACATCGCTACCACCAATTATCCTGAAAAATTGGACAAACGATTGGTGGCAAGGCCAAGAAGATTTGACCGGGTGATTCAAATCAACATGCCCACACCCGCTGTCAGAAAAATGTATTTTGAAAAGAAATTAAAAGTTTCTGATGATGAAATTGAAAAATGGGTTTTGGCCTCCGAAGGATTTTCATTTGCTGCTTGTGCTGAACTTGTTATTTCCGTGTGTTGTTTTGAGAAAAAGTTTGAAGAAGCGGTTGAAACTTTAAAGGAAATGATGAGAGCAACAACCTCAACTTTGAATAGTAGAAACTATGAGTATGATGGCCGGCCTCTTGGTTTTGCACCACCACCAACAGGAAAATAATATGAGTGAAGAAAAATATAAACATAAAGAAGGTGAAAGAATCTATTTTGACCTTGATGGAAAAATAAAAGGATTTGGCATAATTCATGGGGCAACTACCGACGACCTTCCGGGCATAGGGAGAAGTTGGATAGTAGAATTGGACAAACCATATCCAATTGACCCACAAATTTATCCATTTTCTTGTATTTCTGTTTTTGAATGTCAAATTAAACCTTCTCCTGTAGATGGATAACAAGGCTTGACTTTTTTTAAAAGGGTGATATTCTGTAGTATGTCAACCAAAAGAAAAACAGGAACGAGAGAATGGGCGGATTCAAATTATAACATAGGAATAGGCTGTTCTCACAATTGCAGATATTGTTACGCTAGAACCAACGCTTTGAGATACAGGTTTGTTGAATCTTCTGATGCGTGGACAACTGAAAAAATCAAGGACAAAATGCCTCCTGTTTCCAAAAAGAATGGGTGGATTATGTTTCCCACCACTCACGACATTTCTCCCTATTATTTGCCTTATGCTTTGGAAGCATTGAAAAATTTATTGTCAAAGGGCAATAAAGTTTTGATTGTTTCCAAACCCCACATGGTTTGTGTAATGGAAATGTGTAAAGAATTAAAACCTTGGGCCGCCAATATTTTATTCAGATTCACCATTGGTACCCCCTCTGAGGAGAGGGCGAAATTTTGGGAGCCGGGTGCCCCCGCAATATCTGAAAGATTCAATTGTTTGAAATATGCTTATAGCGAAGGCTTTTCCACAAGTGTCAGCATGGAACCCATGTTGGGCACCGTTGAAGAAACATTGGATATGTTCAAAAAAATGGAATCCTACGTTACCGATACCATTTGGATTGGTAAGATGAATAAAATCAATGCTAGAGTCAAGAAATCATCGCCTGAAATCGCCGTTGCCTGTGATGAAGTCATCAAGTGGCAAGGGGATGAAAATATCATGTGGTTGGTCAACGAATTAAAAGGCAACACCAAGATTGCATGGAAAGATTCAATCAAGGAAGTCATTGAAAAGCGTCCGTTGAAAATATGAAAGTGCCATCAAATTTGGATGAAGCCGTTTCTATCATTAAAGACCATCTTGATGAAGAAGATTTAAATTATATTAAGAGTGAATCCAATTCGTCCAGCGTTCATTTTTCTTTTGGGATGCATATACGAAATGAATGGTTTTTGTGGAACAAAAAATCAAAGTTGGTCAAGTGGTTTAAAAAAGAGTATGGAATTGACCATGCAGATGATATAAGCGGATTGATTATTGCAACGGTATGGCGTGATGTAAAAAAACAACCAAGAAATTGCAAAGAACTTGCTGAATCGTATGTTTATTATTGGAAGAAAATGAAAGAATTGAATAAAAAAGGCATAACTTCCTATAAAATACAATACAACAACGATGGAACATTTGAACTTTTATCATGAAAGAAGATTGTAAAAAGGGAAACCATGATTTGATAATAGTATTGCGTCATCGCCATTCGTGGGACGAATCAGAACAAGTTGTCAAATGGTGTAGATATTGTGGATGTATTAGGGTTGATTTAGAGTTTGACTGCCGTGTTTCGCCGGGATATATTATGCCAATGAAAATTCCACAAATATTGATAGATGAAAAATTATGAGTGATTTAAGCAAACGATTTTCTTTGGACTTTCTAGTATCAGCCAACAAAGCCACAGACTATGAAAGAGGATTTCAAGACTGTAAAAACAAAATATTTGAAATTTTAATAAGGCGAGCCAAAGAAAAAACAAAAACCGATTACATAAAAACCATTTTTGAAGACATAGGTAAATTATGAAAATTTATTTTATCCGAAACACCCATGATGAAAATGGAAACTATCGTGGTGATGAATATTTTGGAAAATATGATAGCACCAAAGACCTTCCTTTTGGCGTCCACGTTTGGGGTCACAGCGGAGAAAAACTGACTTTTGATGATGTGTATAAAAGGATTGTTGAAATGTATAATGGGGGAGCATCGGATGGTATTCCTATGGAAATGCCAAATGATGACAAGCATACCGTTGAAGCCTTTCTCAAAGGATTAGCATACATGATAAAGAAAAAATTGGTGATAGTTCAGATTGAATTATGAAACTAAAATGGTTGGTGGAAAATTTTGTGGGTGATAATGGTTACGAAGACCTTATTGCGGAAATCCGAAATCAGGGTATGGAATGTATTGTCCTTGATATTAGGAATCATTTTGAATTAAGACAGGGTTTGATTGAACCAAATGAATGCGTTGTGTTTCAAGGTTCAATTCAATTGTTCAGAAAATTGAAAACTGAATTACCCGCCTACCCGTTAGGGTGGATGACGGATGACAACTATCTTTGTAGTACGTACTACCCCCATTTTCAAAAATTTTTGTTCAATGATAAACACGTATTCACTACTGTTGCTGGATTAAAGCATAACAAGTGGTGGTTTTACCACACTTTCGGTAAGGAAGCTGTAATTTATGTTCGGCCTGATGTAGGCGATAAGTCCTTTAGTGGCAAGCTGTTAGACTTACAGGATTTTGATAGATTTTGGGATAATGCTGTATTGTGCAATTCCAAGAATGAAGATTTGGTTGTCGTCTCCACCCCGAAAAACATCGTTGGGGAGTGGCGGTACATTGTCACCAATCAAAAGGAAATCTTGGGAACATCCCTTTACTATTATCAGGGACAACGCACCTATATTCCAAGTGCGCCGGAAAAGGCCACACAACTATGCAAACAAATTCTTGATATTGGATGGTATCCTGACCCGATTTTTACGATTGACATTTGTGAAGACTCCGACCAAAATTACTGGTTAATGGAACTCAATTCCTTCACTTCAGCAGGAACTTATGCTGCACCAAAGGCTCCTATTGTGAAAAGGGTTTCGGAAATAGCCTTTCAGGAATATTGTAATCATAACCAAACGATATAATATGGTTGACCCTCATACATTTGGTGGAAGCAAAGCTAGTGAAAATTTAGCTGACATTTTGGAAAATCACTATCCAAGACTCATTCCAAAAGTGAGTCGTTATTATCACAAATATGCAAGAGATTTGTTGGATTTTGTGTATGCTTGGAATCATAGATATGCAGGCTTGGCTTCTTTAATGGCATTACACAAAGAGAAAAAATTGGCTCAAGTCCAAGATTCAAATTTGCCGGAAGAAGTTAAAAGTCATTTGTTAAATGTGATGTGCGTTGTTTATCATGAAAAATTAAAGGTGATAAAATCAATGCATGAACACAATGCACCAAAATCCGACAGGCGCGATTTTGAAATCGGTCAAAAAGTCAAACTTCTGTATGATGTAAAGGATGATTATATGGAAACATATATCCCAAAGGGGTCGGTTGTTAAAATTGAGGGCTTTCGTAAATTAAAAGAATATCTTTACATTTACAAATTACCCTATGGTTTTTGGGTAGGAAAAGATTGGTTGGAGAAAGTAAAATGAATAGAGAAATAAAGTTTAGAGTTTGGAATACATCATCTAATTCATTTTTGAATCTAAATGGGGGTGAGTGGGGATATTATTACATTACTCCAAATGGAAAATTTATGGTCTATTATAATGGATTGTTTGGAAATCCATGTGAAACTAAAGAATTGGATTACATGATTGTTCAACAATACACAGGCCTAAAAGATAAAAATGGTAAGGAAATTTATGAAGGGGATATTGTAAGACAGATAGATGCAAAATTCCCCGATAATATATTTGAGGGGGTTGTTAGATATGATATTCCTAATGCTGCTTATTTAATCCACAACTTAAAGACGCACAAAGAAACCGGCTTGGGTGCTGCTGAAGTATATTTTGAAATTGTCGGTAATGCTTTCGAAGATACAAAATGAGCTATAAATTTGAACAAGGCGAAATCGTTCAATTTGACGATGAAAGATTTGGAAAGGGGGAGGGGGGTGTGGTGGGTTATTGCGCGGCATCAGATGAATATATCATTTATCCAAAAATAGAACACATCTATGATGATTATCCCTTCATGTGTTTTCCCGTTAAATCAAACAAATTAATATCAACGCCATTTTAATTGTGAAATGTCTATCTTCCAATCTCCCGCAATACGACCATATTATTAGGTGGTGTTTGGAAGATGTATTAAAACTTGAAGGGTATGACCTTAAAGTTACTTTTTGTGTTTTACTAATTGAAAATGGTAATTTTCAATATCCAAATACAATTAAAATTGACCAGCATTTGGATGAATCAGAAACGATAAGAGTGTTATTTCATGAAATACGTCATTATTATCAGTATATTACTGATATGTTTAATTTTGATTTTGAAAAATATTATGGAAAATTAGAAGATGAAGAGGTTGATGAACACTTTATGGATTGGAATCATATAGGAAATCTTTTCATGAAACGTTACGAAACTTATTTAACCCTTCCTTGGGAATTGGATGCCAATGAATTTATGATAGAAACCATGAAACAATGGCATAAAGTAGGTAAGGTAAATTCTCAAAAATATATTTGGCATGGCAATTACGAAAATTATGACAACCGATGAAAAAATTTATAACTCGTGTGAGTTTGCTGTTTATTTGTTTCTTGATAGAGTCAATCCACATGATGCCATCATAGAATCACTTAAAGAATTTATGGAAGAAAAACCTTGGGTAAGAGAACATTTATTGAAAATTTGTAGGAAAGTTAAAGAACAATGTCCTGACAAAATTCTTACCATAAAAAAAGTTCAAGGAGAATTAGGATTATATGACGACAACCTTGGTTAACATCCGAAAAAAGAAAGGCCAACCAAGACCAAAATACGATGTTTTGATTGACCGCCGGACAATTTTTGGAAACCCTCACCCAATTGGTTACTGTAACATCTGCAATCGAGTTCACGATAGGAAAGATTGTGTAAGCGAATATAGAAAGGATTTTTATAAACGCTTGACAAACCCTGAATTCCATGATAAAGTGTTATCATTGAAAGGGCAAATACTTGGTTGCTGGTGCGCACCGTTGCTCTGTCATGGAAACGTGATAATCGAATATTTGGAACAACATGAAAGCTAAACACGCAGGAATCCTAATCATCATAGTCTTCTCGGTAATAACAGTTGTTCCCTTCATCCTGATGTTACTTAATGCTTTTTGTGAATGGAATGGTTCGGTTCTCGAAAATCTTATATCTGAACTTGAATAATAATGAAAGGCCCAAAACTTAAAGACTTCTACGCTGTGCTTGAGGTAAATCCAAGAGCAAGGCCGGAAGTCATTACTGCGGCATATCATAGTTTGATGAAAGTTTATCATCCTGACATGGGCGCAAGTGCGACAGGATTAACCGCACGTGACGTAAACGAAGCTTTTGATGTTTTATCCGACCCAACCAAAAGGTCAAATTATGACCATGATCGTGAAAATGTTGGTCTTGGTAAAATGATTGGCCCGTACAAGCTTTTGAGTGTAATTGCTGAAGGTGGATTTGGAAGAACCTACAAGGCTGAACATTCAATTCTTGGGGAATTGGTTTGTATTAAAGATTGTTCAAACGTTTCTCTTCAAGACACCCAAATGTTGATTGACGAATGTAAAACCACTTGGGATTTAAGACATTATGCCATCCCGGCAATGAGAGATTTAATCAAGATGGATGACGGTAGAGTGTTGCTAATAATGAGTTACATTCCCGGTCCAACGCTTGAGCAATTGGTGACAAAAATTGGAAGAATTGACCCCGAACACGTTGCTTGGATTTCTGAAAGAATTTTGAATGCTTGTATGTATCTTCACCGCAATGGTGTTGTTCACGGCGATATTAAACCACAAAACGTCATTGTTCAACCCGACAAACACATGGCAGTATTGGTGGATTATGGTTTGTCAATGGTAAAACCCACAAGTAAATCGGAAGCAAAAGGTTATACACCTTTCTTCGCAGCACCCGAAGCCGTTTCAGGAAAACCACTTATACCTGAATCTGATTACTATTCCATCGGAATGACGATGGTGTTTGCTCTTTCAGGCGGAACAGATTATGTTGAAAGAAAGGTTGTTCCGACTGATGTTCCCGATGAAATTTGCGACTTTATCAAAAAAATGATTGCTCGCAGTGTTGATAACCGCCCACAATATCCAAAGGATGATGTTGTTGACATATTCGTTGCTGCTAGGGAAAAAGCATTTGGACGCAGACGTTCCAATTTAAAACCAATAACAGGAATTTAATATGAGTAATACTATGAATATTGATTTGAAAGTTGCCATGAAGCAATTCAGTAAAAGAAAAAAGGCAAATTCCAAGAAAAAACAAATTGACAACGCATCATTATATGCTGGTTCACCCATGTATTTCTATTGTAAATTCTGTGGAGAACCTACGGATACATTACCGGAATCTTATACGTGCACACCAAAAACAGTTTGTGACCCATGTGAAATTTTACACTTAAACGGATTGATTTAATAAAATAGCTCATGAAAAATCTCATTCACTCTTTTAATCAATACTTTGATAACCTTGATATTATGACAAGGTATTGGTGGTCGGTGGCGGCTCTTCTTTTGATAGCGGTTATAGGAGCTTTTGTATTTCACAATGTAGCTGCTTATTTTATTGGAGCAATAATTTTAATCGCATTAAGGCGAATATGAGAATAGACACAAATAAAATCAATAATTGGAAAGTCGCCACAAAAACCAAATCCATCAAGGCAAAACCTTTGATTAATTTGTTGGTTGATAGAAGTGTGACCAGCAAATTTTTGGTGGACACATTGGAAGGGAAAGAACCCCTTGGAGACGGGTCAGTTATTTGCATTGGAGAATCTATGGATTGTTGGCAGCAAATGCCCAAGAAACTTCTCCAAAAATATAATGTTGTTGCTATTGATAATGACGGTTGGATGATATGTGAACCAAGACCTGACAATGCTGTAAATTGTTTTGAAGTTACAAATCAAATATTAAATGACGATGTAAGTTATGCAGTAAAACCACCTGATAATGAAATGTATAAGGCATGGGAGTTTTTCATTATTGGTCTTTGGGGTGAAACCACTCCGTTTGGAAAGAATACTCAATGGGGTATGATTGGTGACTTTATTTGCCAAAATCCTTCCGACCCAACCGATGTTTGGGTGGTAAGAAAGAAAATTTTTAACAATACCTATTCAGTCAAATCATAAAAATCAACAAACAACAGAAAACTAAACATATATGGAAGCATTACTAACAGCAATTCTCGGATTCTTCATGTTCCCGGCCTTGGGATTTTTCCTTGGCCTTTTAACCCTCTCTATCATTTACACCGTAGCCACTGAATGTGACACCTACGGCTTCTCCATTTTTGCCACCATTCTTGGTGTTATCCTCTTTTGGAAGAGCATAGTTCTAGCCGCCACTTGTTGGCAGTTGGTGTTAATTTGTGCTGCTGCTTACGTTTTAATTGGCGGTGCGTGGTCTGTATTCAGATGGTTTAAATATTGTCGTGAATACATTGCCACACACCCATACAAAGAGGCCAATGAACGTTATGAATACAGGGATGGTAAAGAAATACCCCTTACTCCACAAGCGTATTATAAAAAGAAACTTCAACCCAACGAACACAAATCACGTTTGATTGGTTGGGTTGCATATTGGCCGTGGAGTCTCATTTGGAATATTGCTGGTGACACTTTGACCGCAATTTATGACGCATTAGCCAATGTTTATCAGAAAGTTGCTGATGCAGTCATTAAGAAAGCTTTAAACAATTAATTTAACAAATAAACAAAAAGGAAACATATGTCAGAATCAGGTGATTATAGTCCGGGTCCGTGGGCAGGCCACGATTTTTCAAGCGCACGCAGAACATACGATGCGTATGTTGGAAGAAGTTATGATGACGCCGTATCGGCGGGAAAGGCAACAAAGGATTTGATTCCTGACCGCATTTCCACAGACAGTTCTGCGCCCCTTATCATCGTCATTGACGAAACAGGTTCGATGGGCGATTGGCCGGCAACCATTTTCTCAAAGCTTCCCTACCTTGAGAACGAAGGCAAGGAATACTTGGGTGAGGATTTTGAAATCGCTTTTATGGCCATTGGTGACGCCTATTGTAATGAAAAATATCCTCTACAGGTTCGTCCTTTTGCCAAAGGTCTTAAACTGAAAGACCGCTTGAAAGAGTTGGTTATAGAAGGTGGTGGCGGTGGGCAGACAACCGAAACCTATGAATTGGCTGCTCTATATGCCAATGAACGAGTTGATATTCCGAAGGCTATCAAACCGATAATAATTTTTATTGGTGATGAACAACCCTACGATACTATTGACCCCGACCATGCCAAGCATCTTTTGAGTATTAATATTCAAAAAACTCTGACCACAGAAGCGGTGTTCAAAAAATTGAGGGATAAATACTCCGTATATCTTATCAGAAAAGCTTATGGAAGTTCCTCCGGAAATTCTTTGAGTGATGATGATAAAAGAATCACTGCTGCATGGGCAAAACTTCTTGGTGAAGATCATATTTCCAATCTGCCAAAGGCTGAACGTGTGGTTGACGTTATTTTTGGTATTCTTGCCAAGGAGACCGGACGCATTGCTTACTTTGAGCAGGAGTTGGAAGACAGACAGTTGAAAGACAAGGATGGTGTTAATAAAGTGGATATGGTTTACAAATCTCTTTGCACCATTCATAAAATTCCCGACGCAGCCCGGTCGGCTCATACGGGTAAATCCGTAATGAGAAAACTGACTGATAAATCATCAGCAAAATCTGTTGCTGTAAAACCTTTGATATAATATGATTTTTATTTTATTGGAACAGCACTTCAATGGAACTGTTACAATGGCGGTTGTTCCAACCGGCATTAAAGCTGCTTCTTTTAGGAAAGCTGTCAATAAGATAAAAGAAAAATTGAAACCCATTCATGGAGTTAAAATAACATGTGATGATGACGAAGAATTCCGTTATTCTATTGGAAATGAGTTGGTGGGCCGTGTAAAGAAATCTCCGCTTAACATATTATGACCGACATTAATTTGTCAGTAACTTTGTGGCCGTCATTTCCTCACTTCAAAAGGTTTTCGACGGACCCAAGAATTGCATCCATCCGACTCAATTCGGCGATGATGAGCAATCCTGAATTGGAAGAAGAACTGACGAAGATTAATTCAATGAAAATCAAGACGCCTCTTTTCTTTGACGTTAAGGGGCGCCAACTTCGGATTACGGAAGTCATTCCAAACGACAATTATTTGGATATTAGGCTTAACCATCCAATCACGGTTGATACGCCAACGCCTGTGTTATTTAAAGCCGGTGCGGATGTGGCGTTGTTACACGAAGTTTCGGAAGACGGATTTCGTTTGAAGTTTCTTGGTGGACCAAAATACAACGTCAAAGATGGTGAATCCATCCACATTAGGGATGAAAGCTTAATTGTTGGTGGTGAACAGTTTACAGAATTGGAATTACAAAAAATTGAAAAAGTAAAGAAAGCTGGTTTCAAAAACTATTATCTTTCTTATGTGGAATGTAGGAAAGATGTTGATGAATTTATCAGTCTTGTTGGTAAAGATTGTATCATTAATTTGAAAATTGAAAATAAAAAAGGATTGGCATACGTTGAGAAGGAATTTGTAAAGAAACCAACGCTCAATCTTGTGGCAGCTCGTGGTGATTTGTATGTGGAACTTGAAAAACCACATGAAATCCTCAAGGCAGTGAAAACAATCATTCAACATGACCCCAACGCCATTGTGGGGTCAAGAATATTGTTATCAACAATTACTGATGCAGTTCCTTCTTGTGCTGATTTCAGTGAACTAGCATGGTTGTATGACATTGGTTACAAAAATATGATGTTGTGTGATGAATTGTGTCTTAAAGAACCGCTGTTGAGCAGAGCTATCAACGCATTTGATTGTTTCAAAAATGAATACGGAAAACCGCTCACCCTGTCAAAAGGAAAGAAAAGTATATTTGAGTGGTGGATGAAATAACGTATGACCGAAGAATTAAAAAAAATAGGTTGCACTTGTCATACAAATGCGCCTTGTGTATTTTGTACGAGTTTAACGGAAGAAGAAGCTGATATAATGTGGAATGGCGGTATGGAAGCATTGAAAAAATATTGGAAAGAAAGAGAATCATTTTATGAAGGATGAACTCGGCGAACGGATGAAAAGTCAATATGAGGATAGGACAAGATACTTTGTTCCTAGACGCACTTATACCATCATCAGACTTGACGGTAAAGCGTTTCATACTTACACAAGAAGATTACAGAAACCTTTTGATACCGACTTATCTACTGATATAGACAGTGCAATTATTGCTATGCTACCCCATATACAGGGGGCAGTGTTCGCCTACACCCAGTCTGATGAAATCTCGGTATTGGTGACAGACTTTGCTCTACCCACCACTTCTGCTTGGTTTGACGGAAATATTCAGAAAATGGCTTCGGTGTCAGCTTCAATCATAACTGCTGAGTTTAATCATCTAAGAAGAATGAGACACTATGAAACACAACCTACAATGGCAGATTTTAAGTTGGCCTATTTTGATGCCCGTGTGTTCACTATTCCTGACCGAATTGAAGTTATGAATTACTTCATTTGGAGAAATCAGGATTGTGCTCGTAACAGCATATCAATGTTGGCTCAATCTGTGTTTTCTCATAAAGAACTGCAAGGTAAATCAACCATTGAAATGATTCAAATGTTAAAAGAATATGGTGGTTGGGGTTCATACGATTGGGAAAACATCATTCCATTATTGAAATTCGGTAGATTGATTGTAAAAGAAAAATATTTGGAGACAGCAGTTAGTCCAACGACTTGTGTGGATTTTGAAAGAACCCATTGGGTATCCAAACCGGCTTGGAAATTTACTGAAAGCAAAGAACAATTACTTAACATAATTCCAAAATATGAGTGATTGCTATATATGCCCTAGATGTAAAGGTAGAAGGGTTATATTTGACCCTATGAGTTTGCTTTTAACGGTTGGGTTGCCACTTGCATTATTAGATGAAATGGATGATGATGTTGAGGATAATAGTATCACTAAAAGAATATGTCCAACCTGCAAAGGAAAAGGATTTTTAAAATATGAGTGAAAATGTTATGGCCGTATGGAAAATTAGAGATATATCAAGGGATACGCCTCCTACATCTTTTAGGGTAGCATATTATGTAACTAAAAAATGTTTGGAATTGGCCGAAAAACTTGGTAAACCAATCAATAAACTCACATTAGCAGAATTTCAATCTGTCAACAAATACATTGGTCCCGATGTTTATGATGTATTTGATTTGAAAAAGGCGATGGAAAGAAGAAACATAGTCGGAGCGCCGGGAACAAAACAAGTTAAAAAGCAATTAGCAAGGTGGCATAAAATACTTAACATGGAAGAAGATAACGATGACTTGTCAGATAAGTATGCAGACCTTAAACGGCGTTATCTAGCACCTGCACAGTCTTTTCGTGAATGTCATCATCTTGTTGGAGAGATATATCTTGCAGCAGAAAAAGAAAAGTTACCATTGGATGAATTTGTTCGCAAATTTATCAGCAAAAAAGTAGCCGATGAAGTATTCAATTTAGAGAATTACGATAAAAGACGAAAGCATGTGTGGCAAACCGAATGGCAATTTGAGGATTCCAAATGGAGGAACGAATTCAAGGCTTTTCAAAAACAATTAAAAAGGCTTAAAAAATGGCAGCAGAAACAGACATAAATAAAAGGTGGGAACAAGGTATTCCACACCATCCAAAATCCATTGAACTTTACAAGTTTATTGCCGATTTAGATTTCAAGAACGGTGATTCATTTTGTTTTAAATGTGGCGGTGACGGAGATAATGGAGAAGATTTGATGTATCTCCTAGACGTTTACTTTGAAACCAAAGAATTAGAATAAATTGACGAACCGAATTGTAGATGATACAATTCAATAATGGAAAAAGGAACCACCGTCAATGTTTTGGACCACGGCTATGTAAGATACATAGACCACATGGGTTCTGATGAAAGAATCTGCGAAGCTGCTAGAATTTCCTACAAATCTCCATCCAAAGGTAAGGAACAAGATCAAAAGCTCATAAACTACCTTTGGAAAAATAAGCATACTTCTCCGTTTGAAATGGTAAAACTTACGGTGAATATTAAACTTCCAATATTCGTCATGCGTCAGTATGTAAGGCATCGAATGCAAAACTTAAATGAAGTGTCTGCTCGTTACACCGAATTACCCAATGAATTTTATATACCAATTCAATGGCGCAAACAAGACACAAAAAATAAGCAAGGAAGTATTAATGACGAAGATTGGAATATTCCAAATACCCATGAACTTTTTGTTGGGGAAGAATTTAGTG